GATTGCCGCTCTAGTCAAAGGATTATTGCTCTGACATCCCATGTCATAAGTGGTGCTGGAGTAATTTTGTGACAATGACCACATAAACATAGATGCACTGGAAAGAGTATATTTAGTAGTATCCGTAAATAAATTACAGTTAGTATTCAATTTCACATTTGTGCCATTTCCCTGAAATCCCACATTAGGAAGAAATCCGGAAACGCCGTATGGTATATATAAATCAAATTGTGGCTGTATTAAATTATAAGGCGTTGTTCCATAATCATTTTGGTTTAATAGATATAATGCCTCTAGCTGCTGCCATACACCAGATGATTTTAATTCAGAAATTAAATTATCAGTATATGTTACATAATTATATGGTGGTTTAACTGCACATCGGGAATACCAAGTTACTGTTTCTGGTTGTAATATGCCTTGAGGTAACCCCTGCTGTAAAGATGTTCCTGTGTATAAACCCATCTTAATATCCCCAATATAATCCTGAATCTTCCCATCCCATTGTCCAACATGACAGTGTTCCACCACCAATTCCGGAAACAAACTGAATTTGTCCGCTTGTGTTGGTAAGTAAATATCTTGATAATGAGGTTGCAGAAGTTGCTATATCAAATCCAGCAGTTCCAGTAACATTAAACGATCCCGCAGGAGCACAAGTTTCATCTGTTGATGCCACGGTTGTATAATATGCCGATCCATTGAATCTGCTTATAGGCTTAACTCTGATACCGGTAGGAACACTTAATGTTAGTAGTTGCGGAACAGTTGATGTAATTACTTGGTTTGCATCATGTGCTGCGTTAGTTAAATAAAATATATTTCCGACACGGTGAGTAAAATTAACAAATTGTGTGCTGGCATTTACTGGAATTGATGCAATTCTTATATAATATCCACCAATATAACTACTTGGTAGAGTTGGGGAAGACGCCGATATAGACCCAATATAATCGCCTCCAGTTCCATCACTCTTACAGATAGCATAAATGTGATAGGTTCTGGAAGAACCAACTGTTCCGGTATCCAATAGCCCACCATTAGAACCTGCTGTCCAACTTGATGCGATTGATTTATTGGTTATAGCACCCGCTACAATTGTAAATGATCCTGTGCTATCTGGCATGGTATATGCAGTAAAACTAAGTGCTGGTGAAGATGTCGCATAATTACTAATTGTTCCCGGTCTCGGAGCACTTGCCCCACCTGCAGGTCCTCTTGACCCAGTTGCACCCGTAACACCAGAAAATGTAACATTAGCACCAGAATTCAACTGAGTCCCGGTTGCAGTTGCAACGTTTACGGATAATGAGGTTGTTCCCCCACCAGAAGTAATTCTTCCCTGAATTGAATTTCCACTATCAGTTGCAAATACATATGAACCGTTTGGAAATGCGGTTCCGTTAGATACTGGCAATACAGTTGTGCTGGCAATGGTAGCATTAGCTGTGGTGGTAGTGGCACCTGGCCCTATAGGACCTGCTCCACCTTTTATGTTTGCAATCTGGTTCCAATAATCATTATCACTGTTCTGTGTCCACTGAAACACATTTGAGGTTGTGGTATTAAGATACAAGTCCCCATAATTTCCATAATATGGTGTGGTAGGATTGGAACTGCCAGTTGTCCATATGGTGCCGGGTGTTCCTGTTGGAATTAAATACGTTCCACTAAAAGCCGTTACGGCATATGGCGATAAATTAATTACTTCAAGTACGCCGGAAGATGGGTTACTAAGAATTTTTACCAAGAGATTTAAACCACCATCAACAACAATACCATAACTTCCAGCAGGAAACTGACTAGAATTGGCAACATTCATTGTTGATATGTTATAAAAGTAGCCAGAAGACCACGTGGAAGTCAATGTAGTATATGCATTAATTCCCGGAACACCAGCAACTATAATTGATGAATTTACTGCCGCTATTTGTCCATATGTATTATTAGAATATAAATTTTGGAGGGTTAAGGTATTGGTTCCACCACCAGCAGTAATTAATCCATACATTGGTGGGGAACTATTTAATAACACACATGTTCCATTTGTATACTGACTGCCATTTGCAACAACCACATTTGCGGTATTATTCAATACTGGAACGGTAAATGATGATGTCAATGTTGTAGCGCCGGGTGGAGATAAATTCACCCCATTACTGACGCGAACTACAGCAAGAGTATTACTTAATACCGCAATTGAAACAATGTCCACTGCTCCAGTTATTGAACTTAAAGAAGAGCCGGGTGGAACCGTATAATAGGTATCAAACACGAGATTATACCCGCCGCCTTGAGTTATGAATAAGTCAATTTGCACGCCCGGTGTAAAAGATGAACCCCAATTTGGAAGGGTAATATTACCACTTGTAGTAAGTTCATATCTTCCATTAGTAGTGAATGAAATTGCACTCAATAGACCACTAACTGTGCCAAGATTAATCGGAGTTATAGTTCCGAGAGCGTTTTGTGCGATAGTGGCAGAAGTATTAGCACTCGTGTTTGCAGAAATTGCCAGTTGTTCTGCCGCAACTGCCAGTGATTGGGCAATAATATCTGACATTATTGACCTCCAGCAATGAAAAATGTTCCAGTTGAACCACCGGTCAATTGAACAAATTGACGACCAGAAAGAGAAAACGTGCCAGTAGTGCTGATTGTATTCGTAGTAGTGATTCCTGATGAATTGTTAACCACTACAGTTTGTGGAATAAAGTCTGAATTATTGTCTGGGCTTACAGTAATCTGATATGGAGTAGCAGGAGCAACGGTGCAAGTAATAATTACAGTTGAATATTTTCGCATGTCATATGCGGTGATCCCATTCCACGATAAAGGCGCTAAGTAATACGGAGTAACTATTCCAATATTGTTTGTTCCAGCGCCTAATACTGGATTGTTTGTTACAGAAACATTTGGTGTTCCTGTTATAGTTACACTTAAAGTTGATGCGAGTCTGGAATAGATTCCAGAAAGGAATCCTAAAATTCCAGAACCACCAGAAGGAGGTGAAATTCCGGTTCCGCCCGTTCCGAGTCCTGAAGCAATCGCAGCAAGATTTCCGCCACTTTCCTGTGCAGCATTTGTTGGAAGATTAGGTGTTTCAATATATGCCATTTAATTAGTTCCTATTAAAAAATAACCCATGATGTGCCAGTGGACAAAAATCCAAACAAACTATTTTTGTTAGTAAAAATAACATTAGCATATCCATTTATTAAGTCTGTTCCGGATGGTAATACAGTTACCGTAACACCAGTTCCATTATTTTGTATTTGAATGGGCACACCTACCATAGTGCTTGCTGATGGTAGAAAAATAGTTGATGTGCTATTTACCATTATTAAATTATCAGTAGGAGTGACAGTAGTATTGCCAATAATAGTTCTAACAGCAAGTGATGGAGCCTGTGCTCTTGGTAATGATCCGGAAGTGACATTACTTGCATTAATTGAACTAATATTATAACCGTTTCCGATTAGGTTAGTCGCTAAAACATTTCCAGTTATTGTAAGATTTCCGGTTGATTGGTTAAACGTAAAATTTGGAGACCCTCCAAATAATCCAGCATTATTAAATTGAACCTGTGCATTGGAACCACCGGGTATACCGTTGCCACTACCACCCCCAGTTGAGGAAATAGTAACATTTCCGTTTGATTGGTCAATGGTAATATTGGTTCCAGCAATAATATTTGTGACACCCGTATTCGTTATTGTTGCAATTCCAGTGGTTGTATTGGAGGTAACGTTAATGCCGTTACCAGAAACAAATCCAGTAGAAGAGAACGAACATGCAAACAGAGTGTTAAAATTTTGCTGCGTTTTTGTAAATGCAGTGTATAATGAGTCGCTTCCAGCAGACTCATTTGGCAAGCCAATGTTGATGTTTTGTTGTCCGGATATACTCATCTTTAGTCCTTATGATGTATTTATCAATAAGAATTAGGATTTATTGATCGCATTCCATTTTTCAGCCATGGCATTAACAAACTCTGCGATATTAGACAATTTGTGTTGCTTCATATAATTGATTATCTTGATTGCATTTTTTCTGTCAGGTCCGGAACTTGGTTTTCTGGCGTTGGATAAATCATTTGCCAATCCTTGCGTCGTTTCTTTTTGGTAGTAATTGCTATCAAGATTACGAATAATATCTTTGGCTTTTGAACTTAGCTGAGACCGATCTGTAACCTGCATTACTTCAAGCCAAGGAATAAGCCAACCACGGTGTCTACTGAATGATCTACTAAACGATTGTTGTCCAGTAAGTGCGTTAACTTGAGATGTTTTGGATGTATCAAGATTTCTCCAAGCAGATAGATCATTATAATAGTAAGCGGGAATATTACGCTTTTTTGCTTCTAATAGAGTTTTTCTTGCATGTGCCTTAGTATTTGGTTCTGCATCATCATTGATAAACACATGAATAGCAGTAACGCCATTAATAGGAATAGATGGTTCTTTGCTAAACAACCTATCTTCTGCCTCATGTCTTCTATGATGAGATTTTGCTGGATCGCGGTTTTGCCAATAGTCTACTGGCTTTGATGGATATTTGCTGTTATAATAATTACCATCTAACACAAACATAACAGCAGATGAACCAACGTAATCATGATATCCACCTTTTGAAGTTCGGGTAGTGCTTAAAAAGTAGTGATATCCTTTTGGCATATATTGTTGTTCAATGCTGCCCAATGCACTGCTCAGTTCAAAGTTTCCAGTTGCAAGAATATTTGAAGCAGCATATATGTTGGTATAGTGATATACGATTCTGCTTAGACTCTCATCAAGTTGCTGTGTATTTTCAGTATCCTTAGTGATGAGATATCGTTCACCGACTTCCTTCATGCTATAGCCGGGTATCGCCGCGAGTTTTTTCCATACCTCCTGCATCGCCTCAGATTGTATTTTATCTGACATGAGATTATATTGACTTAATAGCATCTTATAAAATGCCATAGCAAGCCCCTGTCTTCTATATTCAGAATTTAAATAAAACATAGTAACGGTTCTATATTCTGGGGCATGTTTTTTGGATACCATTACCAACCCAACTGGCTTATCACCATCCATAAAGAAATATGCATCACTATACCCAAATGGACCAACCAAAAGATTTAAATTTCCCAACGATCCCGCTTCACTAAGTTTTCCAGCATCACTGAGCGACTTGAATTTATTTTGCATTTGTTCTTGCCAAAACTTGTCATCATCTTTACTGTGGGAAATTGTCTGCACTTCATTAACGGGTTCCCAGTGCATATTTTTGGATTTACCGATGTGATGGAATCCGTGTTTTTTGTAAAACTTGATCAGCTTGGCTTGTGATACTGCACCTTTATCCCAAGGGAACAGCGTAAGTGTAATATCATCTTGTTGTGCTAAATTCTGCAATATCTTCATCGCCTTTGAGCCCGCGCCAGAACGCAGCGGAGTTGCCTGAATCCATTTTAGTTCTACTTTGTTTCCCTGTTTAGGGGTAAGTTCAAACTGCACAATCTGCATGTCATCGCCCTTACCAAAAGTCATCAGACGATTACTACGACTGAGGGGACTTTCAGGAAACTTTTCATAGACCTTAACAACCCATTCTTTAGTCTTCTCTGAAGGCCCAAAGCCACTGAGTTTGATTGACTCTTCGGTTATGAATTCTGCTGCCCTCAACGTTTGTATCCCTTGAACGGTCTGATGGGAGAGACATATTCAACATCCGATTCTTCTTGACTGACCGGAGTGCTTACTGATTTCTTACCTTTTAAGTGAACTAACTTTAGTGCTTTGTCTATTACTGCACCAATATCGGGATCAAAAGAGGATACTACTTCATGTTCGCCCCATTCACTTTCTGCTTCAAATGGTTCTTGATATTTGAGATTTTGAACCCCATCTTCTCTGCCACCATCTCCTCTGACAGCAGCAATACTTAAACCAAATCTATAAATTTTATAGAAATCTTGGTTAGTTAACTCGGGGATAATATAAGTATGCGGAAGTGGACGCCTTGCCAACTGTAAACCATTTTCTCTATCATCTGGATCAAATGATTCAGTTATGAATTCGTGTGCTCTCACTATTTTTCCTTTATCTGTTGTATTTATTCCACATCACATCACAAAAATTTTGCCAACAGAATTTGACAAGACATCATCAAACATATATTCCATATCCCTCGCCAATACTGAAGTAGCCTCTGTCCTATCGCTATCGTCACGATATTCTGGCTTAAGATTTAGATATTTGCTTGGATTCCCCCAATTTTGGCGACCGTATCCCAAATTAGTTGGTAGTGGATTAAGTGTTACTTGTCCGGTCCCTAAATACTGAGCAAACAATTCATACAGGAATTCATATGGACGACGAATTTGGCCAGTCCGACTGCTACGTTGAGTGCCAATTGCGTTAAACAAGGCATTATATTCTGGTGTCATGTCCCACTTAACTGCTGAGCGGTTTGCAAAATCAAGATTTTTGTTACGAAGTTTTCCATAATATTGTTCAAGCATGTTATTAACGGAACTAAAGAAGTGCTTTTCCGCTTCAGTCCAAACGTTCCAGTTTCTATTATTTCTGCTTCCTGCCTGAACAGCATGCCCGAATCTATGTGCCATAATCCATGGTGTCATCATTACTTTCGCATCACCACTGTTACCTACAAACACCACAGTGATAGCATCAACACTCCCATCTAAGATTGGTTGCGCTTGGTCGCCAAACATTTTCTTTAGCTGTTCGGGGCTTACTGAGCCAATTTCAGCATATTTACCAGTTCCGGGAATATTACTAAAGAATAGTCTGAAATCATAAGGAGTTTTCTCAAAAAACTTAACAGCTTTCAATTGATTTTTTGGATGAGGAACTAAACGCTTATCAACGCCTCTGAATGGTCCCGGCTTTTCAAAGTCACCTAACGGAGTAAACTGCTGTAACGCCATTTCATCAAGCTCTGGCGATTCTTTAATAAAGTCATTTTTGTTTTTCAAAAATATTTCTGAAATCCTCATACAAATTTCCCTGATTTTTCTGTTTCCAGTTTCTAACTGTGTAAATTTACGTTGATTTTTAGTTTGTGTTGGATCAGTGTATCCACAGTATACTTTTTTAACAGGACTCGCATTAATTAGATCAGTGCAACTTTCACTATATCTATCATGCATAGTATCATTGCATGGGCTTAATGTGGTAACAATAATGCTACCTTCTGGAACTTTGCCATATTTGGCTTCATATTTATTTAAGGCTTCACGTTCAGCATGAATCCACTTGTCATCTGATTTAGTGCTTATGCCAGTGACGATGTTGTTTTTTGGATCAAGGACGGCTGCACCAACAAGACCATCCATCTCGGGATTATCATGGTGTTCCTCTATGACCATCTCACACAATTTGAGAAGGATTTTGTCCAGCTTTTTGTAGTTGTGGATTTCAAAGTCGGATGCTCTCATTGTTTATGAACTCCAAGACTTTCCAAGCCTTGTTGACATCACATTCCAGTTGATAATCTTCCAAAGTTCTTTGAGATATTTCTTCTTATCTGACCCATAATCTAATAAAAATGCGTGTTCCCACCAGTCAACAAGAAGCAGTATATCGTCTCGGACTTCATGGTTTTTGATTGTTTTAATTTTGCCGTCATAGGCAAGATATACCCAGCCTGACCCCTGAACCTTCATTGCTTCTTCAAGAAAATCATTTTTGAATTTATCAAAATTACCAAAGTGCTTATTTATAAAGGTATACATTGGTCCATTTGGTTTGTTGTTTTCTCTGACTTCTCTAAATTGTGGAAACCACATATTATGCAGGAATGCACCAGCATAGTTAAAGTCAGGATCACCTTCACCATCATTGTAGCGTTGTGCATATCCTTTTGCTAACTTATTATAGTGAAGATCAAGCGTATCTTTACCCATAACAGGATTAACTTCACGTTCAGTGAAGTTAAGTGGGATGATTTCAATGTCTTGAGGCTTTGATTTTGCCTCCAAAAGGTTTATTATTTCGCGCATACTGTATTTATTCAAGCATGCACAAATGTGTTTTGAAATATATCTTTACAGTCTTCTGACTATTCGTCCTTTTGAAACATCATAGGCGCTGATTTCAATTGATACCTTATCACCCATAAGAATACGAATCTCATGTTGACGCATCTTACCGGCAAGATATGCTAAAATAGTCATATCATTTTCGAGTTTAACTTTGAAGGTAGTATTTGGCAAAACATCAATGATTTCGCCCTCTACTTTAATTGTGTCTTCTTTAGACATATTAATTCTTAATCACTTTTTTAGCAAATCCCATATTTCTTCTTTTTCTTTAATTTCTTTTTCAAGTTCGCGATATCTATCACCAAGTTCTTTTAATTCATCCCAGCGTTCTTCTAACTTAGTGTTTGGTCTCAGAATACCAAGACGTTCTTCAATTTTGTCCAACCTATCAGATAGTTTAACGCCCTTGACGGTAAGTTCTCCATTAATTGTTGTATCACCAGACACATTTAATGATGAACCGATTTGCGCAATAGATGGTGTGGACCAAATTGGACTGTTATAAGGAGAAGCTGCAGTTATTGCATGATTTGCCCATGTTGCGGAACTGCCAACGCCACCGCTATATCCACCGCCACTTCCAACAGTATAAACAGTGCCCCCACCTCCAGAAAGAATTCCATTGCTTATACCATAAGATGTCTGGTGATTATATATGCTGTTTGAAATGCTCATGCTATTTGCCAAACCGCTAATGACATTCCAGTCAATAGAATTCTGTTCTGTTTTGTCTTCTTCTTTAATATCACCATCATCATTTGTCATATAAATTTCTTCGTCATCAATAATAATAGAATCAATCATTAATTTGCCTTTTTTAAAAATAATTCACCATGCTCATCAATGCCTATTTCAACGGCATCACCCTCTTTCCAGCCTAAATATTTTAGAAGTGGAATGGGCACAGGTATGATCATGTCACCATTGGAATCTTCCTGAGTGATGACCTCATATCTCGTTTTGCTTCTTTTGGATTTGGATGACATATTAATATTTAGTTAGAATACTAATCACCGATTTGTTTTACCAAGCACGGCATGACCAATAGCGCGCTTTCCATTTAGGTCCAGGATTTTCACAGTGATGTCTTGCTCTGAATGATTTACGATGACCTGGGCTATTTTTCTTTATACGCATATTTGGATCGCCAAAATTGACCTTTACTACTTTACCGTTTGGCTTTTTAACATAGACTTTACTTTTGGCGACATCACCTGCCATTGGCTTATTAAGCGTAACTTTACGTCCTTGATACTCTGCTTCATACATGGGATCAACAGGTTTTCCGGTTTCGTCACGAATTTCATCGCCAGTGGTTGAATAATGATCATATGTTTTTTGTAGACGATCTTTTAGTTCTTTGATTTTATATTCGTCGCCGCTTTTAATTGCACGTTCCAAATACGAATTGAGTTTAGCTAACTGCGGATCAGATTTAATAGCATTTTCATATTCCATGTGACTAATGCCAAGCATTGCTGCAATTGCTGCAGCACCACCGAGTGCCCAAGTCTTCCAGCCTTCTTCCAACTCTTCTTCATTTTTTCCATGAGCAAGTTTTTTAATTTCATTAAGTTCATCGTTATCAGCATCGGAGTCTAAATGATCATAGTTACCAGATTCAAGGGCATGAACAACTTCTTTCACCCAACCACTAACATCTGAACTTCCAATTTCTTCAACGTCACCCACCTCATGTGCTACGTCTTCAATTGCTGCCATAATTCTTACCGGACCATACTTACCAACTAATTCTGGGTGCTGACGAAGAATTCTCCAACGAATAGCGCCTTCTGCAGGATGACTGTCATTACTGTCTTCACCCATCATGTATGAACCGGCAGATGATGCATCGGAGTCTGCACCCATTTTCATGTATTCATCAACATTTTCTGATTCATTCAAAATACCATGGAAACCAAGAAACTCAGCAGCGTCTTCATCTAGATGAAGAATGATTCCATCTTCTGTAAAGCCCACTACTCCCGTTTCAATGACAAAATTTTCATTGAGTTCAATATCAACACGGTCATGAAGCTGAATAGTATCACTCTCATGGTTTTCTTCCATGCTGCGGATAAGTCTGTATAGGTCTCTGGTATCAGTCATTGTAATCTCCGAAATATATCTATTATTTATCACAGAAAACATTTTGTAACACATTCGTTACTTTATCCAGAGAATCCTCATCCGCTTGATATTTGATAGCAACACCACCGTGATTGCTCCAAGGAATAGTATTTCCCTTCCAATCATCAATTAAGACATTTGGTGTTCCGTCAGGCTGAACTGCGTATTTGTATTTTTCGCGCTCAAAAATAACATTATCAGGCTTGATGATCACATGTTTTTGTAGCCATTCACGCTTACCTTTGATGCTTCCGCCTTCATCAAATCTTAGAGGGCTGCTTAAAATGGTATATCCACCAGCATATTTCTTCACGAGTTGGATAAGTGCGTTCGCTGTGGAAAAGGGCTTTACATCGCGAAACAAATGATACGCATCTGAATCCTTAAAGAAGCGTTCCCATTGATCATTAGTCATATCATTATAGTGTTCCACATCACTAAATTCTGCGGCATCAGAATACAAATCTGCAAGAACGCCATCCATATCAACATAGCAAATAGGCTTGCCTATTTGTTCGGATTCTATTAAATCGTTTATTTTCATAAGATTATTATATCAAAAAACGTCGCTATTGTCAAGATTTGCGGCGACGGTTAGTCATTTTTTTGACAGGAATATAATCTTTGTTCATAACGGGACTGCGATCAGGAATGATATGACTAAAATTAATCATATCATCGCCATATTTCAGTGTGAATAGTGACTGCATATCATCTTTGTTGTTCTCAAAACCGACAATCAAATGGTTATGAAACCGTATTTTATAACCAATTTTATTGGTCTTGATGTCCTGTAGGATGTCATCAAAGTTGTTTGATTCACGATTAAAAATTAAAAACTTCATATCATTTGTTCCAGATTAAAAATGCTACGTAGTCACGTTCGGATTCAAATAGAAAATCAAAACCGTTAAATTGATCTTCAACGTTTTCCATAAACCGCCAGTCTCCAGTGCAATTACGTTCACACCATTCTACAATGGGCTGTAATTGTCCGTAAGGGAGAGTAATGTTGGCTCTATGGGCAGTCGGTATACTTATGGACATTAATCCCCCCTTGTGTCAAAAATCGCAATCCAGCATCGTCGCGATACTGTTCTTGGTAATATACTGTTGAGATTCCTGCTTGATAGATAAGTTTGGCACAGTCAATGCATGGTGCATGAGTGCAAAACAAAGTAGCACCTTCGGATGACTCCGTGCTTTTTGCCACCTTCATAAGTGCGTTACTTTCTGCATGTAGCACCTCGGGGCGAGTCTTTAATCCATATCTAACATTACATCTGGATTGCTCATTCCACATTTCATATGGATATTGGGATTCAAACTCTTCAACAGAAAGCCATCCTCCTGCCCCATTGTCCCAAACTTTAAACTCACAGTCATTATCCCATCCACTCGGCATTCCATTATAGCCAGTGGCGATAATCTGAGTATCATTTTTTACAATAACTGCTCCAACTTTCAATCGTTTTGCATAACTAAGTGTGCTAGTAAGTGCAGCAAATTTCATAAAGTAATCAATAAATTTAGGCTTCATTAATTAATCCCATAAACTTCGGAAATAACGACCAAACAATTCAAGCCCTTCTTGGATACGTTCTTCATGTAATCTATGTCCCACATAATCATACCAGTGACCGTTTGGATTTTCATCCACCATTTCATAAGTCTCTTCATCCTTTCCTGTAATAGGATTAGGATATACTATCTCAGATTTTTTCCAATGAAGAACAAATTCACCATGGTGATAACGACTATCATAATCACCATCAACAATTTGCTGAAATGACCAAATCATCTTGTCAAACGTTTCTTCCCATTTTTCACAGTTTTTATCAAATACTGCGCGCTCATCCTCGTGTATGAAATCAAAAACATAATTTCTATCCATGTCTCCGCCAATTGCAGATACAAATTCGCTTGGAACACCATGTTTAGATTGCTTAAGTTGAATGAGTGCAGGGAGAATGATCAGCGCAAGCGTGTTGTCCAAGCTCCATGTATCAAACTTCTCAATATTAATGTCTATCTTACGTTGGATACCGAATCCACTGGGATATCGTCCTAAATTAATCTTCATCTTTTTCCTTAATTATTAATTTTTGGCAACATGGAGTTAGGTGAGGTAGGAGTTGCCTCTCCATCAGCAAACCAGAACATTTCAGTTTTAACGTCTTTGGATACGACAAAAGCCAATGAAATGTGCTTGTTATTCTTCAGGGTCTTGGCCAACTCTTCAATGGTGGGAGCTTGGCACAAAAAAGTTTGAGGCTTTTCTGTGTAGAGATAATAGTTGCCCTCCATATATTCTGCAATACATACAGGAAACATTTGTCTCTGCTTATCTTTACTGACCTGCTTGACCGCGTTCCCATAAAGGAAACGGGAAGCGATCATAAAGCCCAAACCAAAACTTAACAGATTAGTGATTAACACTGTGAGTTGGTGCATAATTAAATCCTTTTATATTAATTATCAAATATCCAAAAACTTCAATTGAAACAGATCAGCATTGGGATCGTGCCCTTTATACCCACGCGGATTACACACAACACGAGTATCACCCATCATATAATCAAATGGGTTATGAACATGTCCATGGAACCAATGAGTAATCTGAGGACGATCAAGAATAAATTCAGACAGATCACTATGATATCCACCATTCATATAGTAATCGTTTTTGTAGTTTGCATGAATGCTCAAGGGAGTAGGAGCCATATGTCCTATTACGACATATTGCTTGCTCGGATCAGCATCAACCGTCTGTCTGATATATCCCAAAGTAGACGCATGATGTGCTACCGCGTCCACAGGAAGAAACTTTCGGTAGTTCTGCTGACTATTACGAATAATGTGAAAGTCATTCATCATGCCTTCAATCAACTGCAGCGTAGATGGATCGCGCTTGTTCATGTCGGTCCAAAGTGTGCCGCCAAGGAAAGTGATACCATCAATTTCAACTTTATCGTGATCAAGAAAATGAATGTTTGGATAGTTTTTCATTTCTTCACGAAGCCAGTCATATGCATCGGGATATTTACCATGATAAAACTCATGATTTCCAGCAACGTAAACTACATGTTCATATTCAGCACTTACATGGTTAAAGAATTCACGAAAACGCATAGCCAATTGTTGGCCTTTACTTGGCTTCCAGATGACATGTTCTGCTGGAGGAATGATAGGGTGTGGGTTCTCATGAAGTGCATATGCAGTCACGATATCACCTGCAAGGATAAGAACCTTTGCTCCTTCTGTGTTTGGAAGAGTAATGGTTTCAAATTCCAAGTGGAGCTAAAGGTCGGAAGCAATTGCAACACGCAAACTTCCGACACCTTTTCCTTTCTGATTCATAATTATGATTCCTTTGTTAAATGATAGATTGATTATAACATCAAAATTAATTGATGTCAACGAAAAAGATAAATAAAAGTGAGGATCGCGGCACTCGCAATGCCCATCCCCTCTAATACTGTTAAGGAGTATCAGCAATGACTATTTATTTGTACAAGAAGACCCATAACAAAACCGGTCTCAATTACCTCGGAAAAACTACACAAGACCCACATAAATATAAAGGTTCCGGCAAAAGATGGCAAAACCATATAAAAAAACATGGATATGATGTCACTACGGAAATCCTGCGAGAATGTCAAACTAACGAAGAAGTTAGGGAATGGGGGCTATATTACAGTGCTTTGTGGAATGTAGTAGAAAGTAAAGAGTGGGCTAATCTTAAAGAAGAATACGGCGACGGTGGTGGCGCGCGAGGGGAGGGCAACGGTATGTACGGAAAAACTCACACAGATGAGGTGAAAGCGGCACAAGGAAAAGTTGCTACAGATAGGTTTAAAGGTAAATCATACGAAGAACTATATGGTAAAGAAAAAGCCGATGAACTTAAGAAGAAACGATCTGCAAACTTTAAAGGTAAAGATAACTCTGGAAAAAATAATCCCAGAGCAAGACGGATACTTATTGTTGATCCTTTAGGCAAAAAAATAGAATGTTTTGGGAATCTTAGACATACTTGTAAAGAATTGGGATTACCATTTCATCTAATATATGGTGTGTTGCGTGATGGAACAACATCCAAGCATCCTAAAATCAAAGGATATTCTGCGACATATGTCGGATAGCGATACGGGTCATGTTATATCCTTTCTAAAGAACAAATATAACAAATAACCGATCTATTGTCAAGCAGATTCAATACCACTTTTCACAGATGACATGCTTATAAAATGACTTCCATAATTCTCTAACAAGAAGAATTGGCCACCAGACACCCATAAGAGGATGAATGTCCTCACCGGCATTTGTCAGTGTTGTAGAAAATGCTATGAATAAATAGACTACAACACTAATCACAACCATGATAAATTTTTGATCTTCTGCCATTTACTTGTCCTTAATTTTTTGGAGATTATTTTGGTATCTGTTCATTACTGTATCACCGAACATAATCCACAAAAACCACGATATGCCCAAAACGTATACGAATACATTTGTGACATAACTACCCAAAAAGAAAGTAATAAGGTAACAAATACCAAGGAAGGCGGTCCCTACAGCAAGTATAACCGGGAGTGCGATCACCATCATGGCTATGCATAAAAGTGAAACTTGTCCAGCAAACTTAATATCTCGTTTTGATGGGATTAATGCTTTAAGTAGTACTCGTAAATTCATCTTGAATAAATCCTTGTTCTTCTGCATGTTTGTCACAAAGTGTCAAAAACCAATGTTTTCTATTTCGTTTTTTACCGGGATGTCCACATTCTTCACATGTTAAGGCACTCATTGCTTCTGCCATACTGACGATCCCGCGAATATAATCGTCGCCACCCTGATAATAGAAACGAAAATTGCCAAATTTTTCTTTGATCTGTGTGGCAACAACTTGTTCAACCGGCTCTGGAACTTTTCGTTCTTCTCTCTTGGTAAAAGAGCCTTTGTGTGCATCCCAATCAAAATCAGGATCGTTCACTTGATTATTCCAATGAATAGCCATTACAATCAGTTGTTCAGTATAATCAATATGAGTTTGAATGCCACCACATGCATTGTCTACAATGTCAAACCAGCCATCACCGATGCTCATTTCACATGAGTTCTGAAAGATAAGTGGATACTTCTCTCTAATATGTTGATCAAGTTCAGGACTCATAATCATCAATACCTAACAAAACATTACGTGCATCTTCTACTGCCATAGCAGGAACACGATTGATAAAGGTTCTACGCATCTGTGCTTCAATGGACATTCCACCTGCCCCAGATTCAAATTGAGGGCAACGGTCAAGAACTGAAATCAGTTTTTCCAGTGCAACTTTGTATTTGTCTTCGTTCATTTCATCGTGCTCTTTCCGCAGTTTTTGCATCGGTAGGGATTGGTCATGCCAACACTATCAAGTATCACCCAACTATGAAATCCAATACGGCAAAGTATATTATACATCATCATCTCCATCCAAGTCAAGTTTAATAATATTATTCTCGTGAAGTTCACGCAGGACATCGGCAGCATTACGCATAAGACGGGCAGCATTAAGCCACCCGTCTTTTTCAACATTTTGAGCCTGTTTTTCAAGACGGTTAGGAAGGTCTTTATATGCACTTCCATTTAAATCATATGGTTTATTCATGATTATTTTCCAAAGAGGGAGGCTCGGGCATCGGCATCCAATGTGTGGGTTTCCAATATCCATTGTGATGTCCTACCGCAAGATCATACCAACATGGTCCACCCCTCGTATTCAACCATGCGCCCATTACGGAAGAATTGTTTTTTCTTAAACCGGGCCAGCAGATTATTTCTGTCCCATCTTTTGGTGCAGTATCAATAAGTTGCCACTCAGACATAATTATTTCTTCAACATGTTGATAAGTTGCTCGGGCTTGATAACTTCATGAACACCCTTGACACTATTTTCAGTGATTTCATACTCAATAATGTCCCAAAGCGCAACATGACCACGGGTATGATCATATCTTAGTATGTTGGCTAAAAAGGTACGAAGATTGCCAATAGTCGGAAAAATACGACCGTCCTTATCATAGCTGTGATATGTAGGAGTCCCCTTCAAAAACTTTCCAGTTTCTTTGTGGCGAATTTTATAGATAATCATACCAAATATCCCATAATAAATGTAGTGGCTTCATAGCCCTTGTCAAAGATAAAATCGTAATCCCATTCATAAACGGACCGACCAGACCAGTGCTGTTTAATGTGATAGCTCATATTACGCTCATGACAGAAACCGAATGAATCGGTGGTATTCACCAATCCCTTGACGCGAACACACCACTTTTCACCACGGCGAACAAGTTTGTATTTTAGTATGATTTGTTTTGTCATAAATACCTCAATTGGAACCAAATTGCATCTTGTTCATTTTTAAACACCAATATAATTACGGCAATATTGGGTGATAATTTTGGGTATGCATTAAACTTTTTTTCAAATTCATCTGTGTCAAGGCTTGCATCGGCAAGACTAAAATATTTTGCCAGAGAAATATGAACCTCTATCATAGATACTTCAAAACCCACATGATTGCATCTTTTTCAGTTTCAAACACAAGATAGTGATCGGTTCCGTCAGTGTTCAAACATTTGATTTCATCAGTCTCACAGTTATAATACTTATCAAATCCAGTATGTTGATTGTGTTCTGGAATACGATAATACATTTCATGCCACTGTTCAGAAGTAAGGCGAACGTGATATTTCATCATACAATCATTCCGACAGCGCGAAGATGAAAAATGGCGTCATGAACTTTCTTAGGGTCACACGAGATAGTAACACCATACCCGCGCTCAGCATCTTCATAGGCAGTTTTTGCTTCATGAAGACCAAGACCGGAAATGGCACGAATCTCTTTGATGGCGGGAATTTTTTGAGTATTAAGTCCGACGCCTTTGAGAACGATACTATTTTGATAATCACCTCGCAGCATTGCGAAAAAGATTTCGCCCTTTACCGAAGGATCAATGGTATCGATAATAGCATCCCACAGTTTCATACCATCTTCACTGCCATAACATTCCGTAATAGAACGCATGAAAGAAATGCCACTTGTAATGATAGCTGCTTTATGCTCTTCAGGAATCATATTTCACCTATATTAAAAATCAATAAAGAGACTATGGGGATGGTTTGAGTGAATGTCAATTCTTATGTATGATGTTTTGTGCAATTATTCCGCAACAATCACAGTTGCGATATTGAACAAGATAGTCGTATGGAGTTCTTCGCTCTCTGCGAAGTTCACTATACTTGGTCCACCGATGCCAATTGACCCTACATAAGAAACGTGTAGCCAGCATAGGCTCATCCTTTAATGCTCTGAATGTATTTTCTTTTTCCGCCGCGTTAGCCACAAATTACTCTCCATGATATTGCCAAAGCACAGCATTACATCTACTATGAACAGCACCTATTGTCAAGCCTGTTTTGTGATCATGATGTAAATGAATGGGGAATTTTAGAAAACCGATTCCACCCGGAAATAGGCTGAAATTAATTTTCATTTTTTGAATGAAATCGGCTGCATCTTCCATCAAATTATTGTTACAATGACTGCACTTCCAGTCTTGTAGTTGGCAATACTGTTCTCTAACTGCCTTTCGTTGCTGAGGAGTTAGGTTATTGTAGTTAACTGGAAGTTTCATGTATTGGAATGGTCAATCAACAATCCGCCTATTACTCCTGCTGCCACAAATAACAATGCGACACCAAAATAAAGGAAAATTGCGGTTCCTTCCGAATAATTTACAAACATCCATTTTCCGGGCTGGGCAACAACCGTGAAAACGAGAAACAAAATACTTCCTGTTACTGCACCAATCAAAGCATTCATATTAATTTCTCCTCATCTTAGCGATATCTTCAGCATCACTTTGTTCAAAAATAGGGATCGAATTGGACTTGTGCATCGTCCCAATACCAATCAGCTTTCGTTCACCGGAATACGACATTGCGGGTTTAGCAGGAATATGTCCTACTTGATCACCAGATGATGGGACAACTGGACTCGGACGAATATATGTAGCCGCTTTCATTGGTTCTTTGATCATCTTGGGTTCGGTTTTAGATTTTCCTTGACGATACGAAACATATTCAGCAATAGTTTTTGTCTTAAGCCCAAGACGTTTCATTTGCTTATTGTAAGCATTGAACTCTTGTGTAAACTTAGCATTGACGTTTATGTTTTTTTTCTTTTGTTTCTTGTTGGAAATTGTAGAGAAAGCGGGGCCAAGAAGATGCATAGTCATGACACTTCCTCCATTCGCTCTTTAGTAGTAACCCAGAAAACCAATTGATCTATTTCTTTGCCATTTAGATACCAGAACTTGGAACCATCTGCACGTTCAACAGCAGGACCATCTTCGCGATGGCGTTTGTCATTTAGGTACCATTCCTTGGTGCCATTTGCATATTCAATAGCAGGCCCATCTTCGCGATGAATTTTTCCATTTAAATACCAACGCTTGTTGCCATCGTCGCGTTCATGCATAATTGGCTGTTCAGACATTTACAAAATCCTCAAAGTTTTCCAGCGAGACCGCAGTAACCATGTTCACTTGGTGTTACTACTGTCTTACCATTGGCGATGAAACTTGTCAACTCATCATGAACGAATCTATACGCAGCACAATCTGAGCCAATACACCTTGCTTCACGGTTTGGAATCTGTGGGCACCATTTTTTTCGTGCTTCATCTTCGGTCATGATTTATCGCCGCAACGTATCAACAATCTTCTTTCGTTCCTCCATGAATTCTTTATGGTAATCAGAATAAAACTGACTAGTCAGTACTATAACAAAACAGACAAAAGCCCATACTGGAATCATCAATGGTCCAATATTAAATGCTGACCAAATGATTGCAAAAATAATACCGACAATAGCGGCAATCGCCAAAAAAATAGAACCTACTATTAAGATTGCCTGCAGCAACGCCTTACGAAGTAAATGATACTCAATTTTCATATTCTCTTGCTTCCTTAAAAGTCATTTCATCAATAAGTTGAAGTTCTGCATCAGTTTCAAGCCAAGCACGAGCACCACAACTCAAATGAGTGCTATTATACACTAAACGAGAAGGTCCGTCAATTACAACTTCTAGGGCATAACGGGTTTTGCCGCTATCCTTAATGGTATAGACAGGACGATTCCCACCATCTTTGGCATTCATGGCAACATGTTGCCTATTAACATGAATAATTTTCATTTTGCTTAATGCAGTAACAGAGCAGAGAATGCGGTAGACAAACAAAAACCAGCGGCCAAACCATTAATAAATCCCGCAATTTTTCCACCCCGTGTCGGAGTCTGTGGCAGGGTGAAAAATACAAAACAAATGGTATTAATTGCTGCGAGAAACAGATTAAAAAAAATAAGCATAATAAAACTCCTCAATCAAAACGGAATATCATCCGATTCTTCATCATCATTTTTTTCCAATACGGGGGCAACATACTGATCAGGCCGCATCATTACATATTCGGGATCGTCAATTTGTTCCTGAATCCAAGGTATAGCATGATTGTAGTTACTGGGAGCATTGCCAACCCACACAAGCATACCAGGATAAGTAGCCTTGGTATATTCTACGTAGATTTCACCGTTATTGTATCTACCTCTCCAAGCACCGTTGAAAACATAGAAGTCAATTGAACCATCTTCGTTGATACCAGTAACGTCACACCAAAGGCTAACCTTTCCATCTGGCGTTGCGATTGCAATTTGCATGTTACACCTCAATCCAATAATCATCTTCGGAAAACACGATAGTTTCTGCACCACCGCATTCATTAATACGAAACACCGATCCTTCCGGAACCATTTCTACTTGCAGATCAGAAATGCCACATTCAGAAATATCAGCGCCCGGATATGCACGAGACACATACGACTTGATTTCATCGCGACGATCATTGCGAACCATCTCAACAAGCACAGGATCAAAAATAAGGTCATCAATTCCGTGCCAAGAAAACCAACCAGTCCCGAATTCCGTGGAAATCAGAACTGCAACTTTTCCATTTTCAACAACGCGATCCATCTTATTACTCCTTTTGGAAATTTCCGATGATTCACAATGCTTGATATTGAATGAAAAGTCAACTCTTTTTTTCGGAGTCGGTATCTACGATGTGAATAAGATGTGGCGCTGTGGTGGCAGATAATGCTCTATCATATTGTGCGTTAATTGAATTAAAATCATCAGAGCACTGTCTGACCACAAATTCTGTTTTAGCTTCATCAGTCCACCGTCTCAGTTCATATCTCATTAATGAGCACCATGACTTTGTGTAGAAACTTTCTGAACTTCCTTAAGCGTATCAATAGGCAAATAACGCATGTTTCCGCCCAACTCAGTATTGATATAATGAATGAGTTTATTCGTTGATGTTAACACTGCAGTAAATGATGGCTGGTAATCATCTGAACATGGATTATCGGGTTGACCTTCGTTATAGCTTGTTATTGCTCTTTGAAAGGTCTCGTCATTGTTGTTTCCAGTAATGTCATAGCGATCATGTAATACATTGACAGGGACATCAACTACCCACAGATGCTTATTTTGCCAATCTATATTGCTGTTTACATTGTAAATAAAGCGATCAATATGTGAATATGAACTAAGAGTTCCAACAGTTTCAAACCACTTACGCTTCACAATTGGAAACAATGCAAATGGATGGCTCATTTTTTCTACCTGCATACGTAAGAGTGGCATAGGATGATTATCATACTTATCAATGACAGTATCCCAATGTGGAGTCCGAATGAAGGCATCATCATTCCACAGCATAATCCAGTTTCCGACACTAAGCGCAGCAAGTGAATTGGCATATATATTCAGTTTTCCATAACCATATGATGGAAACATATATAACTTAATATTAGAATATCTCGGAAGAATTACTGACTTGACATACTCTACTGAATCTGTATCATCATTGTCCATTCCCAAAAGAACTTCAATTTGGTCAGGGGTATCTGCTTGTTCAAGTAGACTTTGAATGGATTTTAATAGTAATTCTTTTCTACCACGCGTCGGTAATAGTACGCTAAATTTCATAACATTCCTCATTAAATAGCAATAGGGATGTGATTAATCACATCCCTTATGCATACTTATTCGCCAAAAAGTGAGAGAAAATAAACTTTACGCCTCTGTCTTTTGCGAAATGCTCTTATTGAAAAGAACACCAAACAGAATGTTCAAACCCCATGCCTGAAACAATCCAATCTGATGAAGGCCAGATACAGCATCCACAAGACAACTATTCCACAGAAAATATACAGGCAATGCGAACATTAGACCGGCAAGAGTAATGACAAAAATGCCGACCACAATCTCACTAAAAACATTAACAATTTTATCCATTTGATTATCCTTTTGATTAGATGGGTTGTCGGGAATTATATAATTCACTATACTTCAAATTCTTCCATAAAAGTTTCAATTAAATCATTCCCACTCATGGTAGGGTAAACCTCACCTGATGGAATGAAATACCAATGAACCCAGTCCGGATCGTCTGGATCAACCGTGACGCCAAGAATATCATTTTGATCGTTTTTGTAGACCGAAGAAGTATAGGGACCATCTTCATGGGTCTTTTCTTCTGTGTAATCAAGTGTCCATCCAGAAAGAAGAGTCACCGATTTTCCTCCAAAGCAAATTTGACTACTTTCTGAATTAGGCGAAGGTGATGAATTAGGCAGTCTGCTGCCGCGCCTTCAAGCCATTCACCCTTCCAATGAACCCGATTAATGGGATTCTCGGTGTGAATAATATTGTTATCAATCACCTCATCAAGAAAACGTAACCCGTCTTCCATTCTCTTAATGCGGCTGGCGGTTCCAATAGGATGAACTTCAAAATCAGACATTATTAAACTCCTTCTATGTTCATTTGAATAGCTTGCGCCACCAAGGAAGCATGGCGCGTTGGGCATCCCACGCTGCTTGACGCTTCTTCACATCATCTTCTTGCTCTTGCGGGTCCGTGTGTCCGTCCCAATCTTCTGGTCCGTAAAAATCTCTTGGTCTATCGTGCATATGCAACCAATCCTCTTCCAAATCACCATCCTACCAAGAATCATTTTCCATTCCAGAGGTATGTTCTTTTGCCCATGCCAAATACGTCTCTGCACCTTGCTGATGATAGCCGCTTATAGCAGCATCATTTGATATGGTCAAGTCCCAATGCAATTTTTTCTTCGGAAGTGAGTTTATTCAATGCCCGTTCGCGAAGTTTTTCCCGAGTGTTGTTCTCATAGTCTTCCACGGTGTCAAAGATGGTGGTGGATTTCTTCCACACACCTCGATACATGCTCCCGCCTGCCAGTTTCTTGGCCTCCTCCTCATTGGTGAAGTTGGCGATAGCAGTCATGTCCCGGTCATAGGACTCGTTGACTTCCCAGTATTCAATGGTGTTCATCCCCGTGCTCTTGTATGCGGGATGTTCAAGGGCATCATGGGCAATCCGCCTTACCTTTGAGATTGACATGATGAGATTATGATTAACAGTCTTGTCTTTGATTTCATCAAGAATGTCCGCCAGAGCCTGCCGAGCAATATCGGTCATCATCGTTTCTCCATGGTCATACTGAACAGTGCATAGAATACCAGGATGTAGGCAAAGATAAACGCTGCAAACGGATAGTGGAGGATAGGGGCTGGCCAAATATTCAGCCAGGCGCCCACAGCCACTCCGAACAGAAATGTGTTACGTTTGCTCATTATCGATCTCCATTTTACTTAATAATACGTCGAGTGATTACAAAATAGTTGGTGTAATCAGACGAGTCATAGCGATCATAACCAACAGCCTCAGTATGGATATACTCAATACCAACACGATAATCGTCAATTGTCAGTTCCAAACCAAAATGCTCATTAGCAGCATCAACGAGTTCGGTAAAGGTGTATTCTCCATATGCAGGAAAATAGAACACGCTTTCCGTGTTGTCGGGTTTGAAGTTACGGATTCCGTCTTGTACATAATAACCCATGATCAGTTCCCTTCAAGATTATCAATCAACATCTTACATGCAGTATTTTCATCTGGCCAGAAATGCGAGCATTCACCGCCAACCTGATACTTGTTAAATTCAGCAAGAACCTTGTCAACGGTAGAAAACCGTTCCCTTACCATCTTATTGACGATGCGAGTTGCGCGGTCAAGGTCCATAACTTATATCCTTATTCAAATGCAATGAACAATAGTAACACCAAATACAATCGCTGTCAAACAAATAAGAAAGACAGGAGTGATACCATAGTTATTTGTGTTACCTTCAATAGGAGGAAACTGGTCGTCGCTATGCATTTTAACGGTCCTTATCGTAGTTCAAGACGTATTCTTTGGCCTCGTCCTTGCTGACATACTTTCCATCCCAGTCAAGATAGATTTGATCAGTATCAACGGCATCAATGATTTTAAGAATCAGACGCTTTTGGTTTTCAGTATCGCGTTGAAACATTGCCGACATTGAGGACCCTTCATTGAGATACTGTTCCATAAGAACATGCACGGGACCACCCTCATTGAGATTCCATCCCTTAATCGTTCCCCACTTCAATTCAAGTTCTTCCGACATGTTAATTTCCAATCTATCTGCGTATAGTTTCAAAAAGAATGCCAGCCGTTTACGCGCTCCAATAAGACTCACTCGAGGGCGAGCAGTAGTAGGGGGTGTTCACGCTCTCCATAAAGGTCTTGCCAGTCATGAGGTTCGTGCGTTCAACCATCTGCTCAATTCCAGCGTAATAGACATCACTCGGGGCAATTGCAAACTTAACTTCGCCAGCCTTGTTGTTCAGGCGAGTGCGAGTCCGCTTTGCAGCGGTTTCATTTTCATAAGTTTCTTCAATACGAGTCGTTGCGATGTTGTAAACGATGTAAGCCATTTGAAGTCTCCTGTTCGTCTTGGTGTCCTCTTATACCGAGGCATAAAGATACTGTCAACAAGAAAAACACCTTCATCAAAAAAAATTACCAAGAAGATCGGTAAGTAAAATCCCAGCTACCGGGAAGAGAAAGTGCATTGTCAATAATTTTGATGGTATCATCAAGATCAGCAAAGTACCATTGATTATAATCTTTTCCGCCAAAGAAAAACCCATCAGTGGTAGGAAGCAGGAGTGGTGCTTTCGTATTGTCGGACAGCACTTCCCGACACGCCTCGCGCAGATCGACCAAGTTACCGCGCGCTACAGGACATTCTTGGCACTCATCCTTTCCATTCTGAACGTTGTCAACAAACCATTTATGAATGTGGTTTGCCTTTCTCCAGCGACCAGCTTCAAGACGAATGGTCTTAATTGGCATTGCAGTATTATTAACACCAATCAACTGAGCAATGTCAATAGCCAGTGCTTTGTCGGCCTCTTCGCCAAAATTCCAGAAATAACGTTCAGCATAAAGCTGCATGTCGAGTCCCATGCTAAATTCCTTTAAATAAGTTTTTCTTCATCAAATGGATCAAAGGAAACGATTGCCTTGCATTTCTGCATCTTTCCATTCTTGAAATATGCGCGCCAGATATCCTCATTATCTTCTCCCTCTCCAGAAAGAATAAACAAGACATCAGGATACTTCTTGGAAAACTCCCGCATATCTTTTTCATGTTCATACCATTTGACACCATCGCCAAACAGAGTGCCACGTTCATAGCCACAATCATTTGCCAATTCCCGCTGCATTTGATCCAGATCAATTGTACGCTTGACATACACCGTGGCTGGATTTCCATTTTCATCTACTCCAGTCACGGGAGTAAATTCAGTGGCAGACTTGTCAATATCCAAAGAATAGTTCGTGTAATATCCCATTTTAAATTTCCTTATTTGTTAAACATGTTAATGATAGTTCCGAGAGCAAAACATGCACTCCCGGCAAGATATAGCCAGTTACTCATTTGGTGTCACAACCTTATGAACATATTCAAATGCCTTTTCAGGACCCCAATTTTCCAAGTATGGGTGGTCTTCAAAAAACAACTTCGGAATCTCATCGTCAGTAACTTCACGACACCCGATGATGTTTTCATCAATGTGCTTCTGACCGAATTCTTCGGCCTCGTTCATTACCACGGTGTCTTGAGCAAACTCTGGGTTCTCAGTATCAATGAGATACCGAATGCGAAAAATAGAAACAGTTTCCACCAAATACTTAGGCATTTTCGTTTTCCTCTTCTTCATTTTTAATAGGACTGAAACCCAGTGCATAAATGATCCATTCACCCTTCCACTTCATGGAACAATAAATGTCACCAGTTTCGCTGGAAAGACGTCGCGCCTCTGCCTTGGCTTGCTCCATAGTTTTACAGTTCTTAATCACAACAATCTTCCTTGTTAAATTCCAAATTCAGCGGCATACTCGTCATCAATTTCTATACCAGCATAACCATTTGCCGGACCTCGTTCACGAAGGCGTTGACGAACCTGATCAGCAGTGCATGTAAATTCGTCAAGATGCCAATGATTCCCCCACTTTGTTCCACGACTAGTGATTCGGGTGCCATTGACGAATACTGCACGTTTGCTAGACACGAATACATTAAGAAGTTCCATATTACTTTCCTTTAAAGTTGTACGCAGTTAATTAATGTGGCAATCGCAGTAAGTACAGCAGCAAACCCACTGGTAATGAGTATGAGCGGAAACTTGCGAAAGTAATATACGATAGCTACAATATTCGCCACGCAAAGCGAGCTACAGGAAATGGCAAAAAATAGATGAAGGTAATGCATATCACTTCAACATGTTGAGAATAGTGCCGAGTGCGAAGCAGGCACTCCCTGCAAGATAAAGCCAGTTGCTCATATTATCCCCAGTCCTTGAAATCGCCATCATCATTGTTATCGTCATAACCAGCAGTATAGGCTGCGATTTCCTCGGGAGTCATGTCTTCCCGTTCAATCTTCTTACCAAACCCAGTGGCACCAGTATAATAGTGGGGAGTAAATCCCCGGCGATAATAACTATCTGCGGAGCCTCGATCCCATGGACCGCCATGTCGCGTGTCATAATTAGACATTATGATATTCCTTCATTCGTTCCTTGGTAGTAACCCAGAAAACCAGTTGATCTACTTCCTTGCCATTCAGATACCATTTCTTAGTACCATTTGCATATTCAATAGCAGGTCCATCTTCGCGATGGCGTTTGTCATTCAGATACCATTCCTTGGCTCCGTTCGACCTAATATGCATAGTTGAGGTTTTAGTCATTTGTAAATTCTTTAAAACCAGAAATCGGAGAATATGATGCGATCAACTTACCGTCAAGCAAAATGTTACATTCAAAGCCAGAGTTCTCAGCAATGCCAAATGCAATATCCTCCATAAAACCACTATAAATGGTCATACCCGCAACATTGACGAGAACAACTTGATAGATATTGGGAAGCATTTTCATATCTCCTTAGTGACTATGCAATCACTATATCAATTTCTGAATTGATGTCAACGGGCAATTTATAAATTTTTACCAGAATTTACTGAGGAAATGTAGCGCAATGTAGGCAACTCCAATCCAAAATCTGAGATAGATCAAAACAGGAAGACAGCCGATAGAAAGAATCAAAGTACGCATTTTAATTTCCCTTCATATTATAAAAATTAAGCAGTAATTTGCAAAACTTTACCCACAGTCCCATTAACAGGGCGCGAGAGATTAACGCGATCACCAGCAGACTGTCCATTGCGATATGCGGTGCCATCGGTAATAGAGGTCTTATTGTAGTTTTTCTTCAAGCGGAGTGCAAGTTCACCGTAGGCATTTGCAACAATCTGGTTCTTCAATACCACCAGCGCATTACTCCCACCGCGAGCAGCAGCAACTTCACCATCATTTTCCTTTTTCATCTGCATGAGACGAACAGAGATACGCGACCCCATGCCAATGGTAAAAGAACTCGTCGCACCCTTTTTAGAAAGGGACATTTGATATTCAGGCGTCTTTTTGAATTTTGAGGTTTCGGTATCAATCGCGCAGGTGATGACATCATAAAGATACTTTGCCATCAAAAGATCACTTTCTTGACCAAAGAAGCAATACGTCAGATTTCCGGCACGACTAACCCAAACTTTGCAGCCAGTAAAGGCCCCGATAGCCGAAGCAGCAAAGTAAACACCTCCACGCATCTTGCTTCCACTATCGATCTTGAGAGTAGCACATTTTTCAGCACGAAGCTCAACTTCATCCATGGACAAGTTATACTGTTGCAACAACTTGCCAACCATCGTGATAGCAGCCATGGCTTCTTCTTCGGTGCACCCATTTTGAATGGTCTTTGCTGAGAGAGCAAGGATACGTGCTTTGATCTTCGTAAGGTCGATGTTCATTTGAAATCTCCGTGACTAATCGGTTGCGATGACTTGTCTTAGGCGTATCAAAATGTGCTGTCAACATAAAAAATCAATGAGTCAGCAAATAATATGTCATCATTTGATCGTCTTCAACTGTCAGCACCCAATCTTTTTTGGACCATGGGTTATCTGACAAAAGGGTAAAGCGCCACCCCTCGCCACCGATGTTGTATTTTGTATAATGAGTACGAGGCCCAATGTTCTTCGCAAACCATTCAAGGTCTTTTTCTCCGGGCACCCTTCCAAAGTTAATGGTTTTAGCCATCAGCTTCTCAGCTTCCAAATAATAAACTGCGGCATCAAGCCCTGCGACTCTGCCATGACTGGCGTAAGACCGTAAGCAAGACATCCTCCTCGGGTATGATCGTCAATGTAGTCTTTACCCTTCACCTTAGTATTATCGTTAATACCAAGCAATACTATTCCATCAGGAACTTCGGTAAATTCCTCGGGAGTCAGCAACCAAAGATTAGATTCATTATCCCATAGTTTCATTTTGTACTTTCCTTAGTAGACAGTCATAATTAAACAAACAATTAGCCATCCAAGCAATTACAGCATCTCCATCGCATACGCCATGAATTGATACGCCATCACGGTGAATAGCATAAGTACCATCATCATCCTTTACGATGCTATAATTACCCGCAATAAGCTCAAGTTCGGATAGGGTTTTCACTGACCATACTCTTTCAACAACCAATCAACATAAGAATCATCTGCATCACCTAAGTCTTTGTCTTTGGTGACCACGGCAACATCACCAAACTTAGCAAGGCGACGACCTGCATTATCATTATCACACACTGCTATAACACGACGACCAAGAAAATGCAACCAGTTTTTGAAGTCTGGCTGTGGATCGTTAGAAAGTGTTGCAAGTGCGCTATACCCGTGCTCTGTCAGACGGGCCGCGTCAAAGATACCTTCGGTAAGAAAAACCACATGCGGGGTCAGCGAAAGGCTTTCTACACCCCATGGAGCGTAACCCTTACGCCAAGTGAAATATTTACCACTCTTGAAATCGTTGGGTAGTTTCTTCTCGCCTTCCGGACGATATTGATGATAGCCGACTGCACGGCCAGTAAGGTCATACAGATAAAAGGTCGCCACCCGCCCAACTTCATCAATCATGGGACGATGAAGATCAACGTTTAGGTGACGACCTTTGAGATGTTCAAATACGGTTTCCATGCCCATTACATACTACAGTGATGAAAGCACGTCAACATATATTAAGGACGCTTAGTGAGTACCTCGTCGGCAAGCCCATATTCAACCGCCTGCTCAGCAGATAGGAAAGTATCAAACTTCATGTCCTCAAACATTTCTTCATAAGTCTTTCCAGCAGTGTTATGTTGTACATACAACTGAGTCAGGCGTTCATTGAGGCGCTTTGATTCTTCCAAGTGGCGACGAGCATCTTCAAACTCAAGTTCCTGAACATGAACAGAACCACTGGTTCCACGAGTTCCAGAACTTACACGATGGATCATTGTACGTGCTTCACTAAGAACATAACGCTTACCGGCAGCACCTGCCTGAGCAAGGAACGATCCCATTGATGCAGCCTGTCCGGTAACGATAGTGGATACATCAGGTTTGATGAAAGACATGGTATTGTATATGGACATTCCTGCGGTCACTGATCCACCATTTGAGTTAATATACAATGAGATGTCAGCATTAGGGTCTTCAGACTCAAGAAAGAGTAATTGCGCGACAATGATATTTGCCATATGATCATGGACTTCGCCATCAAGCATAATTACTCTATCGCGTAGGAGTCGTGAAAAAATATCATACGACCTCTCACCACGAGAAGTTTGTTCAAGAACGATAGGAACGAGACTCATTAAATTTCCTTTTATTGTTAGAGAGAGTTTAACTCTATATCAGATTGATATAAAATGCAAGATGTTTTTGTAACAAAATTATGGGTTTATTGTGTATATGTTTAATATCTCATAAATAATAATGAAAAACCAAACACATAGGAGAAAAGTATGGAATTTCTAATTATAGCGACGAGCGCAGTAGCATTATATGGCGTATATCTTGTATATACCAAACTTGGAAAGAGCACAATTGATACTGCAATTAATGAAGTAAACACGATTGAACCAGAAGCCACCACAATAGTTTCTGATGTAGAAACCAACATTGCTGATGTAACAAAAACCGTTTCCGAAGCAGAGATAGCACCATTAAATGTTGTAGCGGACATCGCCAATGTAGAGAAGACTGTTACCGATGCCGAGAAGACTATCGCTGATATTGAAACTGTTGTACCAGTGGTAAAGGCTACCGTATCAAAGGCAAAAAAAGCCGCAGTTAAAATTGAAGAAGAAGTGACTGCTGATGCTGACACCATAATAGAGGAAGTAAAAAAAGAAGTTAAAAAAGTGCGCGCACCTCGCAAACCAAAGTTAAATGTAGCAAAATAATTTAAATGAAAACAGAAATTGGCTTTGATTTAATTAGCGATCTTTTTCTTTCTCCCGATGAAAGCTTCAATTGGGAAAACAAAGCAACAAGTTTGTATTGCCTTGTGGCAGGAAACATAAGTTCTAATCTAAATACCGTTTTTCAAACACTGGCACATCTTAGTAGGTTTTACCAAGGTGTGTTTTATGTTCCCGGCTATTTAGAATATGAAACTGCAGATAAAATAACAGAAAGAACTGATGAAATTTCTGAAATGTTACAAAATATAAAAAATGTATGCTTCCTTCATCAAAATGTGGCAGTCATTGATGGCATTGCAGTTATAGGAATAAATGGGTGGAGCACGGTGGGTGATACCTTTACCATGGAAAATTTGTTTGAAACTGCATCCAGACATGACGATTTTAACTATCTGTATAATTCATTGGGAAAACTGCAAAAGCACATGGATATAACAAAAGTTATTATAATGTCAAATGCAGTCCCACGCGAAGAACTATACTTTGGAGAACGCCCAATCATTTCGGATGATCAGACCCCAATGTGCGTTACTTTAGCAAATGATACTGAAAATAAAGTAACGCACTGGGCATTTGGGACTTATGAAAAAATGGTTGATACCTGTATTGAAGAAATCAACTATATCAACAACCCATATTTACACCAAAAGCCATATTGGGCTAAAAGGATCACTATATCAGTATAAATTAATCGTCTGCTTCAACCTTGATCTGAAGCGGAAATCCACGTGCACGTGCATCAAGAGTTACTTCAATCCCACGCTGCTCAGCAATCTCGTAGGGAAGAACGGCGACAACGGCACTTCCCTGTTCATGAACGTCAACCGTAATCTTGGTTGCCGTATCGTCATTATAATTGAAGTATTCAATCAGCGAACTAACCACAAACTCCATTGGAGTAAAGTCATCATTCATGTAAATAACCCGAAACATTGAGGGTTCCTTCAAAGCCAAGTTAGGCTTGATCTTATTGGTTGGTTCTGCATTTGCCATTATATAATTAATCCTTGTTTGGATGCTTGCGGGCACCATTACCCGCAAGCATTAGTTCTACCTATATTACTTTTTGTATGAAATGTCAATCTTTTTTGGCTTAGATTCCTCGGGAACGTTCCGAACGAGTTCAATCTTTAGGATGCCATTTTCTGAATATGCCTTGGCAACTTCCACATGATCCGCAAGAGTAAAGTTGCGAGTAAAACTGCGCGCAGAAATGCCACGATGTAAATACTCAACTTCCTTATCAAGTTCATCAAGCGTTTGTGTTTGTTCACCCGCAATAGTAAGAATGTTTTTTTCAAGCGTGATATTAATATCACCATCATTGAAACCTGCAACCGCAAGTTCAATGGTAAAATTATCATCATCATATTTTACAATATTGTATGGTGGATAATTTGGACCAGATGCTTGTTGGGAATTTACTCGCATTAATTCGTCAAAGACGTTATCAAACCCTACCGAGAAACGATGCAGTGACGGAATGTCAAGGGCGCGAAGTGTTAGGTTACCGTTAGTAGTTAATTTAGTCATGTTTTATCTCCTTTATAGCAAGACTATTATTGTAGACCTGTATAAGCATCTACAATAATATTTATCATACACTATTGCGTAAAAAAATCAAGTATTTTGTGTCAAAAACATTCTTTTTGACGTTCTTTAGTGGTAACCCAGAAAACAAGTTGGTCTATTTCCATATTATTCAGATACCAATATTTAGTACCATCTGCACGTTCAATAGCAGGTCCATCTTCGCGATGGCGTTGATCATTCAGAAACCAGTGCTTGGTGCCATTTGCATATTCAATAGCAGGTCCATCTTCGCGATGGCGTTTGTCATTTAGATACCAGAACTTGGAACCATCCGCACGTTCAATAGCAGGTCCATCTTCGCGATGGAGTTTACCATTCAGATACCAATAATTGTCGCCAGCCGCGATGACGACCGCAGGTCCATCTTCGCGATGAATTTTTCCATTTAAATACCAATACTTGGTACCATTTGCACGTTCATGCATAATTGGCTGTTCAGACATTTACAAAATCCTTTCTAACGTTAGAATAATGATGTGTGATGAAAATGTCAATCTTAAATTAAAGGTTCTGGTTTATCAATTTGATCAACGTCAATGATCAGTTCCACTATATCATTTTCTTTGTAACGATTAATGTGAAACATATGACACATCAGCACTCGTTCAATTTCAGTATGTAATCCCCGCGCGCCCGTCTTTAAATCAATACAGTTTTGAGCAATTTTATGAATGGCGTCATCAGTAAAGGTAAGTTTTATCTCGTCAATTTCAAAAAGATATTGATACTGCTGAATGAAACTGTTTTTGATTTCGGTTAGAATTTTAATCAATTCTGTCAAGGTAAGTTCTTCAAGCGCAATTGTGGTTGTAAAACGCCCGATAAATTCTGGAATCATTCCAAAACGTGTCAAATCTTCTGGTGTTATTTTTTTCAAATCAATTGGATCGTTTTTGGATCGCACCACTGATCCAAATCCAATGGCTGACACTCCAGTTCTGTTGCGAATTATTTCCTCTAATCCAACAAAAGCACCGCCCGCAATGAACAGTATGTTTTTTGTGTCAACCTCAATAAATTCACCTTGTGGGTGCTTACGCTTGCCCGCTGGACTCACGCGACATTTAGTGCCTTCTACTAACTTAAGCAATGCTTGCTGCACACCTTCTCCGGACACATCTCGCGTAATACTGGCACTTTCACTTTTTCTGGCAATTTTGTCTACTTCATCAATAAACACAATCCCTCTTTCTGCAAGGCTAACATCATAATCGGCATTTGCAAGAAGCAATCCGATCATGGATTCAACGTCTTCACCAACGTATCCTGCTTCGGTTAAGTTAGTTGCATCAGCCACTACGAATGGGACATTAAGGTATTTGGCAACTGATTTTGCAAGCAAAGTTTTTCCTGAACCTGTCGGTCCAACGAGCAACACATTCCCTTTTTGAATTTCTAAATTTTTAGGTGGATGATTGATTCTTTTGTAATGATTAGAAATTGCTACAGCAAGAACTTCTTTTGCAGCACTCTGTCCAATAACATATTTGTCCAAATGTTCCTTGATGGCATATGCATCAAACTTTGGATTCTGTTGATTAGCCTCGGGTTCTATTATCTTTTCCTTTACGATAAGTTGATTGCACAAATCAACGCATTCGCTACAAATAGCGACATCTTCGCCAACTATTAATTTGGTTACCTGATCCTTGTGGTTACCGCAAAATGAGCAGGTGTGTAGTTTCTTATCGGACATGTTAGTTACTCACATTACTTATACTTTGAAGATAATCTTCTATTTGCGATCTTTCGTTCTCAGACAAAAGTTCAACATCATATTCTCCTGATTCCAGTTTGGATACCAAGTGTCTTAAATATTCCTCATCATACAGATAAGAATCAGATATATCCTTATTAATTTCCATCCATCTGCTGCCATCAAACTTGTAGACGCGGTTTGGAAGAGTATCAACTCTCACAAAAACATCTCCCTTTGCAGCAAATACAGGAAATGATGTGCCAAAATTTGGACCAGTTTTTTCATTATCTGGTGTTGCTGCGAAAACATGAGGATGCTGGCTCAAGAATGCCGTTTTGCTGATTTGCTTACCTTCGTGCTCAATATATCCATGCTCCATTTCATGAATTGTTACACCTTCGGTTTCAATATGTGATTTTTCTTCCGGAGAGTGAGGCTCAGGAGCAAAATTGATATCACCCTCAACCATTTCACGCACATTTGATGTTGCCTGTTCTGGTATATATTCTTGTAATTGACGTTCAACCGAATCATCAATTACAACGTCAATTTTTTCATCAAGTTGTTCTTTGGGAACATCATTTTCTTCGGAAGCACTGTCAAGTATTTCTGTTACTGCACATGGATGGTCATGGATACAAAACAGGTCTCCCTTTTCTGCACAATAAGAATTGTCAGTAGACTTTTTCTTCTCTTCTTCTTCCTTGAGGTCTTCTTCAAGCCACTTATAACTACTTTGTGCAGCCAAAACGAGCATAAGAGCAAGAGGATCAAACACAAGAACAATAATAATAATTACCCAACGAACAGCACGTTCTAACAGGTTGTTATCTGGATTATCACCGTAAATCAATGCAGCAATATATTTAATAGGACCAACTTCTGCCTCAACCTTGCGAACTTGCGCTCTGGTAGGAGCAGCATCTTCATTAAGTTTACTAATAGTAGCCTGTCGTGTCATTATTTCTTGATTAAGTCTATTTCTTTCGGAGGCTTGTGCTTTACGAATATTTACAGATTGTTGAGCACCCTTGACATCATTTGAACGTCCCATAACTTGATCAACAGCAGAATCCATCTGCTGAAGTGCTTTGCGGTCAGCATCAATACTGTCTTTTGCTATCTGAATTTTTTGATCGTATAATGCAATCTTTGCTTGAACATCACCGCTAACAAGAGATTGATCACTGTGTGCCTTTGAAAGATAGCCGTATGTGCCCATTGATGTTATTAGCATTAACGCAATAACCGCAGGAACAAGATATAATTTAAGTTTCCATCCGGCACGACTCCAGTATTTGTGCAGCCAGACTGTAGTAACTACTTTTGCAAATTCAAGTGAGCAGCCCATAATCATAATTGGAACGACCGCAGCAGAAAAAATAGCGGTCAGTCCTAGAATGGAATACCACGCAGAAATACTACTTAAAATGAGTGCAACAAATAAAGTAAGAGTTGCAAAACTGAATATTTTTTTGATATTTAACATTTATCTATTTAGCCAAATTAATCACGTTTGAACAGATGTCCATAGGCAGAGTTAAACTCTTCCAGTGAGAGCAAAAGCTTACGGGGAATACCCGGCCCTTGTTTAATGTGGAAAGTCACCCATGGTCCAGTCTCTCTGCGTTTAATTTGGATAACTTCAATGCTATCACCATCTGGGAAAACGCAAGTTTTCCCAACAATCCACATGAAGTCTGCTATCTTAGGACCATCATCGTCATCGCTATACATTACTGATCAGTGTCCGAAATATAAATACATTCCTTCATACGGATTATGGTAACGGCTTCATCCATCTTTGCACATTCAAGGCAGATTTCCTCATGATTAAGACCATAGGGACGAGTGCTTTCAATAATACCACACAGTTCGCACCGCTGGATATCGTGTTCTTCATTCATATCATATATATTCATGTTTAAAAATTCTCCAATATAGCAGTGTCTGTAGTGATCCAATCGCCTTTGATGAGTTCGTCAACCTCGGGTTTCTGCCAAAACCATTTCTTCTTGAACTTCTGTTCAATATGACGATATTGCAGATAATAATTGCTGCCGCGCCTTGCAAGTCTAAACTCAGTCTTCATCTTAGTAACGCGACCAAACATAGCATTTATCATTAGTTTTCATCCCGTATTTTACGAACTTTGCTGCGAAAATATGCAACATATTGAGTGTATATGTTAATTTTGTTTCTATCATATGCACATTTGCATCCACCGTTAGTGTGCATACCTTTTGGTTTGTGAATGACACAGTTTCCGTCAGAGCATCCACCTAGTGCTGCTGCACGTTCTTCAAGCCAATTGAATAATTCCAAGATTTGTTCTTCTTTGGAGGGTGTATCTTCGCTCATCACTTATCATCCCTAAAACGAACAAAACGTGGAAACCGCAGTGAGTAAGTCCCATCCTTGTTCTGAGTTACAGCATCTGCGAGAATCTCAGCCGTGCTACCAATCACCAATTCTCTGTCAGCCCAAAGGCTATCACGCTCCGAATCGCTAAACCCACTACCAACGTTAACGGTAATTTCCTTATCATTATCAACACCATTACAGATAAGTGCACCCAAACGCCCTTTGTTGCGTCCAGTGCCAGCTTCAACACCAATAACTTGCAAATCAACCGTGATGGTTGGCTTATACTTTAACCAGAACTTATTGCGCTTGCATTCGTAGGGTGCATCAAGTTCTTTGATCATTGCGCCTTCGAAGCCTGCCTCAACCATGTCATTGCAATACTTATTAAACTCAGCAACGCCGGTAGAATTATCAAGGTCTACCATAATGTGAGGAAGAAGCTCTACATTTTGCAAATTATCAATAATTGGACTCAGCTTGTTTAGAAAGTGAATACGCTTAACGAGTTGAGCATTCCAGTATCCCCGCTTGAAATCATCAAGAGGAAGAATATCAAAGATATGGAATACACTATCGTCGTTCTGGACATCAGTCTTACGACGAGCCTGACGCATCAATTCCTGAAAGGAATTTCCCACCACTTCACCATCAAACACAATACCAGAAGAAAATTCTTTCCCAAGATATTTCAGGATATGTTCAACCTTATTCAGTAATTGATGTTCTATGTGTGGAAAATTTTCAAAAATTTTGCCGTTGCGACTAAACGAAGCCACACTGCTAGTCATGCCACCGTTGTTGTCAATGATCATCAGCACACGAACGCCATCCAACTTTGGTTCAAGTCTCTTAATACCACGCATTTCGGGACGATCTTCGCAGTTGGTGGCAAGTTGGCAACCAAAAGTTGGAACTTCATATTTTGTATTTTTGACAATCTTATTGATGGTCTTCTCACTGATTCCAGAACGCATGTCGCGCCGAAGGATAGGGGCGATAAAGTCATTCCATTCATCGCTGGCAAACCGCCACATCATATCCTGAATGGCATCACGTGCGGCATGGCCAGTCAATTCGCGTTGCGTCAGTTTGACAAACAAATTGGAAAGTTCTTCCCAAGGATTCTCAGCATTAGCAATGCCCGCCGACTCTGGAATCTGCTTGATTCCAAAGGTCAGAAATGGGTTGTAACATACACGAAGACCAATAAGAAACCTATCGGAAATTACATTTCCAAGAATAGCAGCTTCATATGCTTGTCTGATAACATCCTCTTTGTGGAGACGCGACTCTGACTGATTTAGTAGTTTAATCCAACTTGCACTCATGTAATGTCTCCTTAGTAAATTGGACTCTACACCAATATGCCACAAATGTCAATCCTGCTTGAGTAACATCCACATATATTCTTGTTCGGAAATCCAAAACGATCTTGAATTCCCATAAGAATAGTTATCTATCGCTTTATATCCCCATTTAAACCATAGAGAGTTGTTGCTGCGATAGGATTTTCTCGGGAAAAATGAAAATTTACGTTGCCAACGAATTGTCTTATAGTGATAATCACTATGATCGTGGTGATAATTAAAAAAACACTATTATGACCAATTCAAAACTACAAAAGTAACATTAGGATTATCAATGTCATAAATTTCAACAAAACTAGCAAATCCCATATCTTCAACATATGCGCTAGTAATTTGCCACGTGTCAGGACCAGCAGGGCCAAGCGAACGATTCAGCAAGCCACTGATCTCTCCGTAACGCATTTTAGTTTCTCTCATGAACAGCCTAATCATAGATATTTCAACAAAAATACCGTCAATTTATGTTCATCAATGATTTCATAAGGATAGCCCTTATCATCTTCTGAATTGGATGACAATGCCGATATTCCAGCTTTAATCCGCAACCACCTATCGACTGTCTGGTACTCTAAGAAAGAAGATCGTGATTTCTTTCTATTTTCGTCTAACCAGTCTCCAAGAGCATCAAAGTCCTCTAATGAAATATAATATTTTCCCATCATAGCCACCTCAATAAAAACAAAGTAAATTTTTCTTCGTCAGTAATTTTGTAGTTATATGCAAACGTAATGTGAGATGTATACTGAAGACCGAAATCCGCATAAATACATTCATCAGTGAATTCGACAGGCTTTAGTCCCGTTTCGTCATAATGTTTGTCAATCTCAACCCACAAATCTGATGACATGGTATATATTTTTGCTTCCACGTTATTCACCATTTCAAGACCACAAACGGTAGATGGGGATGATTATCATCATAAATTTCAATATATCCAGCACCACTCATTCCCGTTTCAAATCCTATTTCAGTCCCATTTTCCCACGTATCAGGACCAGAAGGACCGATATGAGTTTTCATTAAATCACTTATCTGTCCATAGGATAGATTGGTATCTTTAAAATAAAGTTTCATGACCACCTCAACAGAAACCATGCGGCATCTGCTTCTCTGTTCAGGAGTAGTTCGTTCTTGTCCTGTAGATTAAATCTCCATCGCCACATTTTTCTTCCTCTATCGTTATCCCATCCGCTATAAAAAGATAACCCATCAGTTGGAAAATTCTTGACACACCATTCCCGCACCACAAGTCGATTGGCACTGAATCTAACGAGATATTCAGCAGTCACGACCACATCATCCTAAAAAGCAATGCAACATCGTCATCGGGACAAGTTACCCAACCATAAGTTTTTGAAGGAACCTCACAGTTATATCGCTCAGCCCATTCAAGAATCTCTTCTTTATTAGCAGTGTAAAACTTTTCGTCAACCCAAAAAAAGGTTTTAACTGAAGGTTGGTAGGTGAAGCGAACCCCCTGTTTTTTCAGTGTCCAAACACAAGTCATAGATACCTCAACGAAAATTCTACATATCGTTTCTTATCAACGATTGCAAACTGACGACTTGTCCAATCTACAAGATACAGACCGGCAGCAGGCACGAGGAAGTTGTTGATATACGTGTTACTGATACCAACTTTCTTCCAATCACATTTATTATCAAGCAACCAATCCTTCAGATTGTCAAATGCCTGATCTGACATATACATAAGGTGTCTCTGCCGCAGCTTTTTGGTATCTTGAATGAGCCAGTATGTCCACAAACCGAACATAATGATATTCAGTAGCACAGTATCCCAGCGAACAGAATGAATATAATCATATGCGATACAGCCGCCCGACATAAGCATAAAAATAGCGTCCGCGACTACAACTGCCCATGCATAAACCCTTCGTGTATCATTCATTTTCTGTTCCCTTCTCTAATATAGTAAACAAATCACCATATTCATATTCCAGAACGCCTTCCTCATTAAACCTATAATAAATTGTTCTACGGTAGATTTTTTTAAGCCAAACGTATCTATTTTTAATTTTAATAGGGAGCCAAGCAATTATTGGCTCCCATTTCATATATGTCTTCTCGGAGTCACCAATGCCAGCATTGCATATCTCTTTAATGAAGGCATTACGTGCTCCGAAGGTCACATCAAATGCCCTTTACATAATTAAGTTGTGTCTGATTTTCTTTGTGTGCCTTGACCTTACCAGACAGGTTGACGATGGCCCCAACATCAATATTGTTGCGGTAGGAAAAGAACACCGCCTTATTATCGGGTGTGATACCCGTAACAAAGTAGGTGTTCCAATTTTCAGAATAGCGGCAGCGCACAATTTCAAAATCGTAAATATCAACCTTATCACCAACGTTACCGATATAACCGTCAGTGTCACGAAGACGAGAATCAGTGTCTTGACGAGCCTTGGCGCGAATGTAACAAGAAGGAAGTGAAGAAATCACAGCGAGTTCAAAAACACCAACTTCTTCGCAAGTTGCGCATTCCATGGCCTTAGTCTCAAAATCACTGAGGACCTTGCCTTGAAGAATTTTGAAAGTCAGCCCCTGAAAATGGAGAATCACGTTTTCGGCTTGCGCACGGTCTTCTTCGCGAATGTCAAACTTACTGTCAATAAAATCGCGAGTAAGATGCTTATTGGCGATACGCACCCGATCACCTTGATGATCGGTTTCGGAAAGCTTGAGATAGTCACCGTTAACGCGCTGAGCAGCACATGCAGCAGCAAACGCTTCGCGAGTGTTGAAGCGAGCAGTATCAGCGACCTTGCGAGCATAGTTATTGCGATAAGAACCCATTTTGAAATCCTTTATTAGAACCTATGAGCAATGCATAGCTTTGTATGACCCGGCTGTCAACTGCTTTTTACGAGATTTTTTATAATATCATATTCTTCTGCTACTTTTTTCAAAGCAGGATATTCTTCTTCAAGAGTTTTGCGGTTAGATTGTGATCCTCCAACAAACACCTTTCCGTCATTATTAACAGACAGCTTAAAATCATATCCTTTCATTCGTTCAATAATATGATTTAGACTTTGGCGCTTGACGGTGTAAATTTTTTCCAAAAAAATCTTATCATTTTTGGTTGCCCATATAATCAGATCATCAAGCAGCACAATTTCATCTTGAATAGCGTCTTCAATGCCGTAGGGCATGTTACTCTTCCTTCAATTTTGTGGTGACGTAATTTGTGCGCCAATCCTGCGTTGCAGAATACAACAAAGCGCGGCATTCATCAGACATATCATATTTCGCACCATTGGATATATCACTGCCAAGACCGATATTAAGCCCATAATCTTCGTTTGCCACCCATATCTTAACGGCATTTCCATAACTCAAATTATATGAATCAGATGTCCATGATTGCGGGTCTGTGCGAAGAGAATAAACCACGGCAACTACTGTTTGATCACTGCACTTATCAATTTGTTTTGGAATATGATCATTAATCAACGGTTTGTATATGACATATTTGTATATAACGTAACACGAAATAATTGCGGCAATAAGTGCTGCCCCGAGGATCAAAATTTTAAATTTGATGATTTTATCTTTCATGTTACCAATCCCCTTTCGGATGTTTAGGCTTACGCTTGTAGCGCGTCTTGTTTTCAACGATTTTAGGCTTAAACGGAGTATCACCGTACAACACATGGTGTGCACGAGTTTTGGGACGACCCGCCTGAAATTGAATTACTTCCTTCTTCATGACACTTCTCCGTTGAATGCTTTACTTATACCCACATTTATATATCCTGTCAACAACAAAATGCCCGAAGTTTCCTTCGGGCAATCGTTGCTGGAATATTAAAAATTTTGTCCCAGTTAGATTGTTACAAACTCATGATTTTGACTTTAGAAATATATTCCCATTCTTCTTCTGTATATGGAAACATATCTAACTTCCTTATAGACCTAAAACGTTGTACAGTGTTGCCAAGCACAAACTTACAATAATTAGACCTGCTACTCTGGAAACCTTGATTACCATAGGAGTTTTGGTCAAATATGATGCATTTGAGTAATTACTCATTTTACTTTCCCTTTTGGTTGTAGTGGAAAACCCACGGTCATATTTATATTATGATGCTACACAAAAACACAAGTTACTTACGAGATTCTAAATATTCTTTCAGATTTCCGTAGAGTGTCAACATCATTGCGATCTTATGGTCATATATTCTGATATAGGGACCCTTACTATCACCTTCTCTGTATACACCAAGATAGTAGGGACAGTCAAGCTTTTTTGTTAAATCTTTTATAAAAGAATCCCATATTTTTCTATCAAGGTCGCCCAAAGGAAATTCATAGTGGGCTATTTTAGCAATTTCAAAGGCTCTCATACCTTCTTCTGACAGCCTGAGACCACTTCCACCTCTACCCGTAGTCCACCAACGAAATATGAGCTTATCAATTGGTAACTCACCCCAGATATTTTCTTCAACATCAGAAAATTCTGAAAGGATTTTTTCTGTTATCTCTTTCTTAGTTTTATGATAAGTCATCTGGATATACGGTGCGACCAGAATTTAGGAAAACAACAGTAAACTTATCAGTATGAAACTGTGCATTTAATTTGCGACATAAATTACGAGCATGTCCGGGATTAGAAAAACTGGTTTTCTTGTATTTCGGAGCAGCATCGTTTGCAAGATAATGTGACGATTTGAGATTGATGGGCTGATCATCATAAAATACAGCCCATATTCCGGCAGCTTCTACGATCTGATCATTTTTATATGTTTTTTTATCTACATGTTCCAATAAAATTTTTGGTTGTGTTCTGCTCATTTAAACGAACCGCCTTTAATTTCTACCTGTATCACTTCATTTAATTTTTCGTTCGTCCTTGCATTACTCAACTCATACAAATCTGACAATAATTTTGAAATCTCATCGCGTAATCCACGAGCATCAGCAGCAGATAAAACAACATCTCGTGATTGTTTTGTCTCCATGACTGCTAATTTATCTATAAATTTTTTGATGTGAATATGGTTCATTGAGTATTTATCATGCTCTGTGCTTCTTCTTGGGTTTTGTATGGACCATCATAAGAATAGCGTTGAATGAATATATATTTTGGACAAAAAACTACTTGTTTAACATCATTTTGATTTATCGCAAACCATCCTGCGGCATGCAGACATTTGCTCTTTTTAGAAGTAGTAAATAAATGAAGCCCACGCTGAACATCAAAGATAGAATTATAAATCTTTGGTGGCGTCGGATACTGTGGATATGGCATTGCCACTTTGGTATTATTTGACTTAAGTGGCTCAAACCGAATTTGAGTCGTCTTCTTCAATTCGTTTGCATTATCAAACTGAAGGAAGTTACCATTAAGCTGTACACCGTAACCAGCATTATTGGCTTCAATGTTGCCAACTTTCTTTTCTCCGTCCGTGACAATCCAGAATTGGTTCTTGATGATTGGTTTTGCTACTAATCCGGTCATGTAAATTTTGCCCCAAGATGCATAGGTTTTGCTTTCAGAATGATAAACAGAAATTCCTTTTCTTCCTCTTCATTAAGGACTCTTATACCAGTGCCAGCGCGATTCTTGGTGTACTCAAATGAGCCATCAGAATTCTGACGAACAACTGTGGTAGCTTCATATATGACGCTCATATTTGGCTTCTTAGGATATCTGTACCACTGTAGTTGATCAGATTCATTATACATTTCTACGTAATGTGGACGTAAAACATGCTCCCAATCAGTAAACGTGTCGGATTGTATGTCCATAATTACAGACTTGCCTTGTTGTCGGACACTAGTAACAAGTTTAACTTCCATTCCCGGACGAAAACCTCTGTTTCCACTTTGGAAATCGTTCAACCAGTCAGACATTTTAACCCAATTAGTCATGATATTGATTAATCTCCCCGCGATTCCATGCTTCAACTGCCAGTTCAGACCCCTCTCTATACTCTCCGAAAATGAAACCATCTGTGTGCCGGTCACAATACTCGCACACTACCATAGTATCACTGTCATCTGCATAGTTAGGCTCGCACAAAATGGGAGTTTTACCGCAAACACATTTATTGAGTTCATAATCACCCATGAAGCACCCCCTTATACGGAGAATTCAGCCATTTTGCATAAATGTCTGCGGATTCTGAAATTTTATTAAGTTCATACTTTCCACAAAATTTCATCAAGTGAATTCCAACTTGAGGAGTTATTGTGGTCCTGATTTCTGAACGAATGATATCATCAACTGCATCTTTAATTTCTTGTGGTTGCGCAGTCAGGTCAATCAGAGTGCGATTGCGTTCATAATCATCTTTGACTCGGTGTTCAACATCATTGTGATCTACCCACTTTTGCAGCATCAAGTTATTCCAGTTGAACCCCTGTTTGGTCCGATCATCAAACGCCTCTTTGATACCAACAGAATTTTTAGTTCCTTTCTCGCGAACGCCGGGATAAGCACTGAACACATTGTCAGTAGCATCTCCCCTGATACACTTCTTAAACAGAAGATACTCAGGGTCCTCAAGCAACTTATGTTCCTTGGTTTTTTTGTCCTTTACCGGACGATCACGATCATCGTAATACCCATCAAGTTTGATCAACTGCCCAGCAACACCATTATATTGATGGACGTTTTCACTGATCAATTGAACAAAATCAGTGTCAGAAGAGATAATAAAATGCTGGTCATGAGGATGTAAATGAATGAATCTTGCAATCAAATCATCTGCTTCGGCGGTTGAGCAACGAAGAACAGATGCATTAGTCTTTTCACGAAGAAAAGTTACAAAATGTTCGTAGGTTTCCCAGAACATTTTGTCTTCTTCAATTTGGGCTTGAGTCAGCGTTTTAGGATCAACCGAGCGGTTAGCCTTATATGGCTTGTAGAATTCCTTACGCCAAGAACGTCCTTCAAGACAAAAAATCACATGATCAATACCAAATTTACGCACCATCTGATTTACCGAAGATAACGTAAGGTGCATTGCCATGCCAATTTTTTCCCACGTGTCATGACTTTTAGAAGCGACATGTCGCGCACGGAAAAAAGTATTGGCAGTATCGATCAGGGCGTAGTTCATATGATTCCTTCATTAATATACAAACATTATACACATAATATGCTTATATGTCAAGATTTACGTTGAACTTTCATCAAACAATTCAGAGTTGAGGACGGGCGGCGGAAAAATACGAGATTTTGCAATCTCAAAATACTTTTCTTCCTTCTCTATCCCGATGAAGCTTCTTCCAAGATTTTTACAAGCAACTCCGGTTGTTCCGGAACCCATAGTATTGTCCAAAACAACATCGTTCGGATTGCTGTAGGTGTTGATTAGGTATTCCATAAGAGCAACTGGCTTTTGAGTGGGATGAAATCCCTTTTCCTGTTTAAAACGCAAGACCGTTTTGGGGTAACGTGTTCCATCAGGGTTATCTCTATGCACAGAATTGGCGCTGCCGTATACCTCACCAATCTTAGAGCTATCGCTGGAAAATCCTTTGTATGGTGTTCCCTGTGTCATTTGTGGATTGTATATCGTTTTCTGCCTACAAAACACAACAATGTTTTCATGTGATTTAAGAGGCATAGACTTAGCACACATAGGATTTGTTCCCTGCGGCTTCTCCCAAATCCACTCATACTTGAAGTGCTTGAGATTGGAAGCTATCAGTGTAGTGGTAAATGGCTGTGCAGCGGTGAATACCATCGCTGCAGACTTTTTACAGACTCGGTAGTATTCTTTCCACAATTCATCAAGAGGCAATACGCTATCCCACTTACAGGCAGTAGTTCCATACGGAAGATCAACAAGGAGCAAATCAACCGAATCTTCGTCTAAAGTCTTTAGAATATCTAAGCAATCGCCTTGTCTTAGATCAAAGTTTACCATGTTGAGATATCTCTGGCCAATCCAGAATTTAAAAACTGCTTAAAGGTTTCAACTCCATTGAGCATATAATCATCATTTCCGCCATTTTTACCACCTTGCTGGGGAGTAAAATATTTTTGAAGTTCTCCTGAATCACGAGCGCCAATAAAATCTTCTTTGGACATCCAAACAACATGCGAGTTGTCTAATTCCAAATTGATTCCGCAAAATATAATCCTATCCCAATCCTTAGAGATAGCAATATGATTAAATATGAAACTGTCTTCCTTACATCCGCCAGTTCCATGGTCCGTAAGCGCAACAGAAAACTTCATTTCAGTTTTATGGCCTTGAACAATCCGGTCATGGCTTGCATTTTGTGGTTTTTCTACAGTAAAACCATAATCCGTTTTGAGCATATCAGAAATGACGTATTCTCCATATCCGCCCTTTTGTTTTGGTCCTATCGCTTTGTAGCCTTCTAATACGGTTCCTTTAAATGGATCAACCGTAGCTTTCTTTAAAATCATTTGTGCTTCAGGACGAGAAAGTGCATTTTTAATCATTAAATATTTTTTCCTTTATTGATTTAACTTACTTCGGTGAACCCACCGCCCAAATCACGCTGCTGAATAATGCGAACATCATCGCGCTTGTCTGGATCGGCAATTTCTTGTTCATATACTTCAAGAGCGATATTACGACATACGGTTTGAAACCAACGATCAACGATCATTTGATCTGTATCGTTCTTGCTGTATTTGTATCCCTGTTTGATCAGATTGATTATGAACTTGTCATTCCAATCAAGATCAAACGACCCATTATTAATATCGGAAGGATCAAGGTCTACACTAAGGATGGCAATATAAGGCTCACCCTTTGATGTTGCAAGCTCCTTGGGTGTTAACTCTAGGGGAGCCGCTTTAGGCTTACGTGGAGCCTTTACCGGAGGCATTGGGGATTCAAGTTGGGTTTCAGGTACTACTTTCCCTGACAGAACATCTTCCATCGTTAACCATTTTATAAATTTCTTTAGCATATTTTACCTTTTAATTGTGTACACTATCCTGCTGCTTTCAGTATCGTCATCACGAGGAACAATAACGACTTCACCCTGCATCCACAGTGGAGGGAGACGATTAGACCACTGATGCAGACTTGCCTTGCCTACAGCGTAATAGTTGCGATAATTCTCTATCGGATCGTCTCCGACCTTATACTTATCATCCATGCAAGATGGCATCAAAGTTATAGGTGCAAAGGGTATATTAGATGGTGGTGATTTGAGGATAGATTCAAGTTTAATGCAGGACAGATGTTGTTTCCCGTAGCGATGAGTATACTCTGCACCAAGAGCCACAAAATGATTATACAACCACAAATAGTTTTCACTAGTTGCTCGCGCCCAAATAGCACTAGGATGATTGATGTGAGTATTAGCGTAAAGTAACTCATCACGAACATCATTGAATTTCCACTCTTTTTTCTTACGTCCAGTAGGAGATATGTTAGTCACTTCTACGCCATCAAGAACGCGATGAGCAGTTGAAAGCAATTGTGCCGATTCAACGCACATTTTAGTTACATGCTTATCTACCAGACCCATTGCTGATATTATGGGACATTGCTCAATCACAAAGATATTCATGGATTACTCCTTAAGATATTTGAAAAATTCAGACAGATTGTTTAGTTCTTCTTCAGTTACTAACAAGAAATTATATTCCATTGCGCCTGCGTGATTTTTAGTATGCACCAAATCAGTTATCCTGTCAAGTGGTTTTATTTCAATAATACAGTCATAATCTGGTAGATAGAAATCCGGATAATAATAATGTTGCTTCCCGTCATCCGCTATATAACGTACTCTAAATTCTTTGGTACTTGCTGTTTCTACAGGAATATTATTAGCATGGCAATATTCCAAGAATTTCAATTCGTAACTTGAACGATAAAAAATTCCATTAATATTACCCGTAATATATCCCTTAGGTGATCCAGATGAAATAGTACAAGGAGGATTGTCCGATTGGTAAACTTTGTTAACGCCTTTTCTGATATTATCTTTAGCGGATTGCGTGTGATTTAGTGTTCCGTTTTTTCTTTTGGAATCAATAATCTTAGTCTGGTGTTCAGCCGTTCTCGGACATTTTCGTCCCTTTAATTTTTTATTTCTTGATTATTCACAATTCATCCTTTTAATTTTAGTATAATATATTCCTGTTCACTATACCAATGATCACAAGGACACTGCTCATGGTTATACCATGATCTAGCGCGATATCCCCTCGTCAACCATATCCATTTATTTGAGATACTAGATCGGCGCGGCCAGAAACAAAAAAACATAACGACTTGCGCGCGCCTAATAAAGTTAAGCTCAACTTGCGTTGGTAAATCAAACATCAGAAGAATAATCCACATCATCGGCTTTTCTTGACCGATAATAATTCCATGCCATTATTGACAAAGGAATCAGTGAACCTAATGGCAAAAGAATACTCATGCCAATAACCATCGGATATAGTGCCTTTTTGTTGATTTTCTTATCCATTCGCATATTCTTCCATCCACAAGTCATCGTAAGTAAACCCTTCTGCTGTATATATCTGATCCAATTCCAAACCATGTTCGGAATAACCTTCTTCCAGCATCTGCTGATAATATGTATTTGGAGGATAGTAATTTACATGACCTTCTGTCATCTGGTAAAACATGGCCTCATATTCTCTGCCATTAACAGAAACGGTAATATATTTCTTATCATAAAAGAATGGATATCCCTCAAGAATATCCAGTTCTACCTCGCATTCCGGAGTGATATCCCACAAAACGCATTGTGCGACACTTCCTTCACTGACTTCAATATCGGCAACTCCGCGAAACACAATGCGATGATCTTTCAAATCGTATCTACCAAAACTCATTGCCTTTGGACAACGATTAGACATCTGATTGGTATTGGAATTCATTCCGTATGCGAGATAAAACATTTATTTAAACTTTCTTATTGTTAATACCCCATATCTTAAAGAGGTAGTTTCACAGCCGATGCGCTTTAGCACATTTTCGGCAATATTAATCATTCTTATACTATTTCCGCAAACAATTGTCAATGGAAAACTGTTCTGGTTCATCAAAACAAAGTTTTCCACTAACATATCAACATCTTGGTGCCTTACGCCATGAAGGTCAAGTGTCATTGTCTTTTCTCACATAGTAGATAGCCATCACCAACCAAATGCTTGTCATCACAGCAAGAGTGGCACCCGCAAACAATGAAAACCATTGATGCAGATGCCAATAGAAATACACGTTCCAAAATCCCCAAATAGCCCAAAAAAAACTAGAGGGCCAGAAAGTGCCCCTTACAGTTTTATGATTGCGAAGAGTGAATATGTTGATAGTTGCTGCCACCGCACCAAACGCTTCAAAACTACCATTAATAAAATCGGGTATATTCATTATGCCCACCTCATCAAAAACCATGTCATTTTAGTTTTTTAATATGTTCCAAAGCAAATCTTCGTCTGATTCAAACACGCGATATAAAATACCAGAGTTGCCGTTATAACTCTCTATTCTAACAGCATTAGGATATAAATCTCTGGCACTTTTTGGATAGTTGTATGGCGTATGCACATACAAACAGTGCCCATCAGAATCAATTGTCGGGCCGTTTATGTGAAAAATATTAAATTTATAGTTAATCGTCTTTTGCCATCGCTCCTGTAAATCATGATGGTAACCAATGCCACCCATATGAATGATGCCCTCTTGATTACCACCATGATTAAAATGCGTATACAATTCATAATCAGTGTTGGAAATATTTTCGTTCTGAGTCATAATTGATTACTTACTGAATACGCGATTGAATTGGTTATTTACCCGAACAAATGTTGTGCATTTGCTCAAATGTTTCAATTCAGAGGCACCAACATATGTGCAAGTGCTACGCAGCCCGCCAAGGAGGTCTTGGATAGTAAATGCTACATTGCCTTTGTATGGAATCTCTACGGTCCTCCCCTCACTTGACCGATAATCAGCAACGCCACCATGATGTTTTTTCATGGCAGTGTCACTGCTCATTCCATAAAAAGTAACGGTATTGTTAATTGCATCAACTTCTCCGCCACCTTCTTTATGTCCAGCAAACATTCCACCAAGCATTACAAAGTCAGCACCTGCACCAAATGCCTTAGCTACGTCGCCAGGACAAGTGCAACCACCGTCAGCAATGATATGAGCACCCAGCCCATGAGCAGCATCAGCACATTCAATGATGGCCGAGAGTTGAGGATAACCAACACCGGTCTGTATACGAGTAGTACAAACAGACCCAGGTCCAATGCCCACCTTAATAATATCAGCACCACGTAAAATTAACTCCTGTGTCATATCTGCTGTAACGACATTTCCGGCAATGATAGTTTTATCTGGATACAGTTCGCGAACTTTTGCAACAAAATTACCAAAATGCTCACTATATCCATTAGCAACATCAATACAAATAAATTGGATATCTGGAAAAACATTCAGTGTTTCTTTGATTCTCATGAAATCAATATCACTTGTTCCTGCACTGATGGCGTAGGAATTAGTACTGACACCCTTCAAATCTGAGATACCAAGTGGAGCAGTATCTTTTGTCAAGCAAGTGAACATACTGAATGTTGACAATACTTTTGCCATTTCAGTAGTGCCAACAAAATCCATATTTGCAGCCATAATCGGAATGCCATACCAAATATATTTGCTATGCTTAAACGTGTATGAACGCCCTAAGTTGACATCCTTACGGCTATTAAGAGTAGACCGTTTTGGACGAATCAATACGTCATTGAAGTCAAGCAAAATTTCGTTTTCAATTCTCATGATTATCACATATACAGATTTGTAGAATCTTGTTCTTTGAATCTAATGTAGTCGGCTTCCCACTGATCCTTGGCGGGCTTGCCTGTGACATGTCTTTGGAACTGGCGATACGAAAAACTCTTGCTATTGTAGAGTTCTGCCTCATCAAAAATATAACCATGGCTACTGCAAAATTCACGATACTTTTCCAGATCGTCAAAAATCTGTTGAACCTTGGGATTGGATTTGATATTCTTAGTCATTTTATATTCCTTGTGTCTAAAGGGTGTGATAGTAAATGGTTGAACCGTCATTGTCGTCATTAGTTGAAACGGTAATTTCAATCATGCGATTAGGATAGCGAGTTGCTATATACTCATATACCTCATCACTAATCAAAATGCAAGATTTTTGGGTAAATTCAAGAGCTTCACTATTAATAAAGTTTTTTACAAAACTCTTGAACTCTTCAAAATTAAATTCATTATCGCTGCCATGCACCCGAATGCCAGCATTAATTTTATGGAGTGGTAAAGATAGAGAAACCCATAAAATACGCGCCGCCCTATCTTTAATCATATTTCTATTGTCAGACAGAATCATCTGCCGCTGCATGTCATGCAATTTTAGACTCTTCCTTGAGCAGAGTTTGAACTACCTTGATCTGCTCTTTCTTTTCATTGATTTGATTAATCAAATCTTGAATGACAGGGCTTGTTTTTGCGAGTTCTTCAATCTGCTTCTCTTCATTCATTTTTTGTATTACCCAATCAAGTGCTGATTCCGCCTGTGTAGTAATACCAATACTGGTGATTGACTCGGGAAAAGGAAGCCATGAATTTCCATCGTATACTTCAAACATGACTGTAGATGGATTATAGCGAAGATTACCAATGCCCAGCAATGTGTTATACGAAGAATTTATATATGGCTTGTTTGAAGTCGTGCCATATGTCACTATATGTTTACTGCTTGAACTAATTCCATTGATCATATTACTTAGCCTGTGCTGGGAGTAGATAACGCCATATGGCAAGACCACTGTCAACTGTAATTTCAGTGACACCTGCATCCGCGATGCGGACTGTCTTGTCGCCCGGAAGCCCCATGATTGCAAGGAAAACCTTGACTGGCCAATTCCACGGCTTGCTTAAGTTTCCAGTAATATTTGATTGGAACACGAAATTACCGGAGTGCGTTGACGCATCCCCAAAATAAATCTTCAAGTCGCCGTTGTCAGTCTTGGTCTTGAAATAAAGTTCTTCACTGTTGGCCTGTGCCTGATTCTTCAATCGCTGAATGCTGTTCATTGAAGGTTCAAATTCCACATCCCAAGTAGTTCCTTTGAATGTAACATTCTTAACTTTATCCTCAACGATTGTCTTAGCCATTAAACGATAGTCATTGATGAAGTCACCCGACTTAGTTTCAAAGTGAATGGCTGATGGTGCAGTCGCATCAGAGTGTGTTCCTCGGGTAACATTGATAATGGAATCGTCATCGTAGTCATCAAAACTTACGATAGTCTTTAACTTAGACAAATTTGGCATTCCAAACGTGCCGATGAAATCTGCTAATGGAGCCTTAAAGTTTCCATATACGATAACCGTTCGGTCTTCCGAAGAGGCAGTAACTTGAGTATCGGCATCCGTTCCGACAACCTTAACTAAATCAACTCCACCTAAACCATGGGTGTGTTGAATGATATCAAGAAGATAATCTTTCATTGTATTTCCTTTGTTATATAATGTCTATATTACATGAATTTGTGATATAAGTCAACAAGCCTGTTAACCAAAATTGAACAAATCTGCGAAGGTGCTGTTTGTATCAGTATCAATTCGTAAGTCCCATTTTAGGACGCCGAGCAAGTTCTCAATTTTTTCATCTATCAATTTGCGTTCCATGTCCTTGTCATCAAATGGCAAATCCAAAAACCATTGAGGCAATCTTAATTCATCGGTTGGGTATGCAATAGATGTAAATCCGAGAGGATTGGGTTTAAGTGAACATACAATTACCTTCATGCCATCAACAATTTTTTGGCTGTAGTTATCACCGTGCATTCTACGCAGATAATTGTAATTGATTGCTGCCTTGGCATGACCAACTCCACACTGTCCAGTTTTTTCAAATTTTGCAGTATGATACGTTAGTTTATTTACAGACTTGGGATTACCTTTGGTCCAACTATCTTGACCAGAAAGATAGGTTTTAAACGTTTTTATTTTTTGAATAACTTCCTCGCGCTGTTTGCCTTGTTGAATTACCATACACAATACATCCATTAAAAACTCTTGAATGTATTTTGGCGTATCCGACCGCTTCAATGCGACACCCATAGCCTTTACCTTACCGTAACCGATATTTACGCCTTTTTTGATAGCATCATTCTCGTCAATAATCAGATCAAGTCTATCGCCTTCAAGATCAAAAATATTGATGGCATAAATCTTCTTGGCAATAAAGATAGCACGATCACCAATCAATTCGCGACCAGCCTTAATGACTGCACCATTCTTGCGTGGACAATGAAATGCTTTCTCCATGAATGCAGGAAAACTTTCATTGGTCTGTTCTGCTATGTTATCATACAATGCAACGCAGGTGTCTTTGTCCCATTCAACTTCACCAGAATCAATTTGACTCTTAAGAATTGGATATGCAGAGAAATAGCAGGAGTCAGTATCTCCATATACGATTGAACTTCCTTCGTGAGAATAAGTCCCTTCAATAATCTCATTGATCTTGCTCATCATGTGGCGAACAATTTGACGACCAGAAAGAGTTACTGACTGACCGATTCGTTTATCATAGAATCGGCAGTGTTCGTTTAGAAGTGCACCATCTTTAGTGTTCAATGTGATTAGCAATTTCACATCCGCATTTAAAATGCTGCTAATATTTTCATATTAGAACAGACTATATCACGATCTATTAAGTATAGACCCCCGCCGTTTCAGCAATCATTGGCTTATTGCTTACGCCACTATGGGCTAGTCGTTGAACCTTTAGAAATAATCTATTTCTACTTGGCTGCTGATTGTCTCTGCCATTACGCAATGAGAGTTTCCAGCAATTAGACGGGTTATTCAGTGTGTATCACTACACAAGGGCGCTAGGAATTAACGCAGAGTTTAGGAGAATTTTTCGCACGAGTTGTCTTTTATCCCAGTAAGCATAAGATTCAGCAACAACATCCGCATCACCAATAATTTTGTTGTCTGCGGATAATCGCAATTTATATTTTTTCATATACGCGGCAAGACCATCAACGTCTTCTGTCTTTATTAGGGTGTTGATATATTCTGTATCAATCATTGTCATTTTCCTTTAGTTTTCGCATAGATATTCCAATTTCTCCAAATGTTTTACCATGATGCATTTCACAAAAACGTTGCCTATCTGGTGTTTGGTTAAAATGCTTTTTAGGCACAACGTAGTCAAGTAGAGAGATATCTCTCTTTTTGTTCATTTTCGGCAATTCTGGGTGTTCTCGTTCTACATCAACCCAAGAATAATAAATACTGTCTTTGTATAATATCACATAAATATCGTCAACACAAGCACCATGTTTAACATATCGTGGGTTAGGTAAAATATCTTCTGATACTAGCGTATAACATTTGTCTTCAATGTCCAGCATCCTACATAAACCGGACTGATTTATTTTTTCAAATCCTTTGTTAACATAAGACGGGTCCCGCCCCAATTCAAACCCAACGGGAATATCAATTTCTGCGCACCGAATAACTTCGTTTGTATCCGGATTATATGCCCATTTGTAGGTTTTCGTAATTTCTGCATGATCATAGACAAACCATGGCGGTATTCCCTTCGTAAACCCATCTATTAAAAAGTTTGCAAATTTAACCTCTTTAGATTCCGAATGATATTGCCATATTCTTCCAGACATTGACTCTCCCATTTTTTCTTTTGCTGCAATACTCTTTGTCCGACCAGTCTGGAACGGCTCCCATCCTGCCGGTTCATCTCCTACTATAAACTTTTTACACTCTCCAGATGTGATATTGCGATATGTGTTTTTACCACAATGAATTTTTCTATGCAATTTGTGCTGTTCATCTGACCATTTTCTGCCGGAATTGACTTTGCTTACCAACTGCGCCAATTCAATTCTCGCTTTGGCATATAATCTGGCGTTTAACTTTCCTGTTTTTACGGAAACTCTGTGCATCTGATTAAACGCAAACACACACTCCGATTTTGGTAAAAATTTATAAAGTAGATAATGCGCGATAACATGAGCACGGACGGGTAGGTTCACTATATTCCATTTTTCTTTTTTATATTCTTGCCATATTTTACTTGGAAGAATGTGATGCGCTTCAATCTCACCTTTTCCAAAACTTTTCTTGGATAAATTTAATTTTCTGTAAATTTCAATCAATTTTAGGTATCGTTTAAATGAGTGTTCATGTTTTATACTGCACATGTCTCTCATAATGGTTTCTATATCAATTAAGTTCATAATACCTCCGTATAGGGTATTTATCACTTAAAGTATTTTTTTAAGTTTTTCGGCTAATTTTGAATTGATTTCAATACCAGAGTTTAAAGTTCTGACCGTCTTGGCTTGCTTTTGTGTAGCCTTACGTTCTGAATACCATCTTGATAGCAAACCGGGGATGACTCCTTCCCTTTCATAGGTAAAGATCGTGCCATTCGCAGAGAGAATATATGGATTATTGCTGTCAAATATCATCTTCCAGATTTCAGCAGCAGACATTTCTACTGATCTTCCGTCTTCATAGTCAACGATCAATATAGTGCCACGTTCCTGATTCATGATCGCAGTATATTCAAGCGATCCAAAAAGATTTTCCCATAACAAAGCAGCAGTTATTTCTTTGTCAGTAGTGCTATCCTTTCTTTTGCTCTGTTTTTTGCTTTGCTTGATTTTTTTGGTTTTGTCAGCCATATACTGTTCGGTAAGAGTCTGACGAACCTGAGCAACGATGGTTTCTGGTGACATGTTCAATGCACGAATGTCAGAAGGATACAGTGAGTTAATATCCACTGCTCCCACCCATTCGTGCATTCCAACCTGTGGTGTGGCAACATATGCACCAGCCGCCTGTTGGTCATCGCTTGGTCCATCTTTCCTATTCTTATCGGGAACGACAAATCCACGAGAATGTGCGTCATTGATGACCGCCATTTCGATCATCGCCACCGAACCCATAGCCGTTGGTAACAACACTGTGTTTTCATGTGCCAGTGCGTTTGCTAATTCAAGAAACTTAGTCTTACGATGAATCTTCACCATAAGCATAGTATCCTGTCGGTTATATTCAATAAAGGTTTTGAAATCTTGATTGTATAACTGGTCAAGTGAACCCTCATATTGAGTCTTACGTTCACCTACTTCCATTTCACCAATTGCATCAAGAGAATAACTATGGCGCGATTCGTAGTTATACTTTTTATATAACTGCAAATAGTCCATATGAACTCGCCCGACTAAATCGTAGGTAGTTTCTTCTTTACCAAATCGTTCATATGTGCGAATCTTCGGAAGTTGACCAAGAAGGCAGAACTTACGTGTATCATCCTTAGACATAATTCGGGTTACCCGATTTACACAATAAGGAATATCGTATCCCTCTGAGTTCCACCCAGTGAGAATATCGGCATCTTCAATCAGTTGGAAGAATGTCTCAAACATTTCAATTTCAGAACGAAACAGAAACGTGTTAGGAAAGTCACGCACTAACTCTTGCGCCGTTTCATCGGTCATGTGTTTTGGTGGAATAGCAAGAGTGATTAACTGATCTTTCCAATCCAAATACAAAGAAATCGCCGTGACTGGATTAAATGGATCGTCTGTCGGACTGAAACCCTTTTCAGGATCAAAGTCCGTCTCAATATCAAAAAAGCAAGTATGTAACTTGGGAGGTTCTACATTGAGATAGTTGTCTGCCAAGCATCTAAATACCGCATTAACATCACTTTCAAATAGTTTTTTGTTACCATGAATCCGCTTTTCCTTTTCAAACTCATTTCTCTTGCGAGTTGAAAATCTACTAAGTGGATTACCAAAAATAGAACGATGCTTTCCCTTTGGGTCAGGGTAATAAAAAACATAATTTGTTGGATATTCTTTGTATATCCGATTGCCTTCAGGGCTTCGCTCTACCACATGTATTTTATCATCCTTTATTGAAAGGATGGCATCAACATATGACACTTAGTTGGCTTTCCCGACTACCTGTAGAATATGGTTGAGTGCTTCATTTTCTTCATTAGTTTGTTCAAGGCGCTGCTTGTGGGCAACTTTGATCGCCTTCTTGAGAATTGACGATTTGATTTCCAATTCCTCAGCAATAGACTTAACGGTGTCATTTAGACCTTCGTTGAGAGTTTCAACTTCCTGTAGGACATTTAGTCCTTCGTTGATCAACTGCTTCAATTTAAGAGTGGCTTCTGCGTTAAAAGTTCTGTTAGACATATTATCTCCTTATTAGTCTAGTTATTATAACACACTACGCAGATAAGTCAATGTTTTTGTCCAATTTATTGAAAGATGTGATGATTCTTTTCGCCATAAATCTTAATCAGTTTTCCAGCTACCATATCGGCTAGTAATTCTATTGGACTTCCGGGATAGCTTGATCCTGGTTTGATCATTCCGAGTTCTTCTTGTCGTACATGGGTAAGTTCGTGTGCTACGGTTCTCAGTATGTCTACAAGATTTCTATTTTTTGCATAAACCCATACCGATCCTGAACCGGGCATGTGTCCACCAGTATGATGGTTATTTTGTGCATCATCGCTGTCATGACTAAGTTCAATTTTGGGAAGATGGTTGAGGTTGAGGCGGCGACCGGTCCATTCAGCAAATTTCTTTACCTCTTCACCAATATCATCAGAAGGATTACCGCTGGTTTCATCCAAATCTTTGAGGTCTTCAATCCAAGCCTTGGGAGTTTTATGATATTTTTTGACAAATATATCATGCAATGCATCACTGGTAATGCTATGTTTATCAGCAACATTACGAACTAATTTGTCAATAGTATCATAGTCATGCTTTTCAAATGAAGGCAATTTCTTCGCCAGCACATCAGCGGCAGATTCATGGATGATTTCGGTTGTTATCATGAATATATTTATCTTTATTTTGATGTAGCGCGATATACCC